TTCGTTATTACACAGAAATTTTAGGTGGGAATAATGCGGGCATTATATTATTTTCTACGGTAAGTGGGATCACTGATTATATTGATGATGTTACTTCAAGGCGTGTCACCGATTGCCCAGTGACCGCTGTCCACATCGTCTCTTCTCTTAATGGGACGGTGAGGAATTGGGCAAGCATAGACAGCGGATTTGATCCAAATAATATAGTAGATTTTGATATTTATTCAGAGTCACCAAGTATATCGCCTTCTGCTTCTCCGAGTGTAAGTCCCAGTGCAAGCCCAAGTGTAAGTCCTTCAGTAAGTCCAAGTTTATCGCCAAGTGTCAGCCCAAGTATATCTCCCTCACTTAGTCCATCAGCGAGTGTGAGTCCATCTATTTCACCCAGTATTAGTCCTTCAGTATCACCTTCAGTGTCGCCCAGTATATCGCCGAGTATTTCACCCTCAGTGTCTCCGAGTCTGAGTCCGTCAGCAAGCGTGTCACCGTCTGTTAGTCCGTCGATGAGTCCATCACTTTCTCCATCAGCGTCTGTTAGCCCTTCCGAAAGTCCGTCTGTCTCACCCTCAATCAGCCCAAGTATTAGTCCCTCAATTTCACCCAGTATATCACCTTCGGAGAGTCCAAGTCTTTCTCCGAGTGCATCTATAAGTCCCTCTGCTTCTCCATCAGTGAGTCCCTCGCTTAGCCCAAGTGCTTCCGTAAGTCCCAGCGTTTCTCCAAGTGTAAGTCCTTCTCTGTCACCTTCGGCAAGTGTAAGTCCGTCAGCTTCGCCAAGTGCGTCTCCATCATTAAGTCCCAGTGCTTCACCTTCATTATCTCCATCCGTTAGCCCCAGTGTATCTCCATCCCTTAGCCCCTCGGCTTCTTTAAGTCCGAGTGTCTCCCCAAGCGTAAGTCCGTCAGTTTCACCAAGTATATCGCCCTCGGTAAGTCCATCTGCATCGCCTTCGATGTCTCCATCTTTATCCCCCAGTGCTTCTGTATCACCGAGTGTCTCACCGAGCGTTTCGCCTTCGATTAGTCCGTCTGCGAGTCCCTCAGTTAGCCCCTCGGTAAGTCCGAGCGTGTCACCATCTCTCAGTCCCAGTGCAAGCGTTTCACCATCTGCATCACCGAGCATTTCTCCGAGTATAAGTCCTTCGGCTTCACCAAGCCTAAGTCCATCGATATCCCCTTCGGAGTCACCCAGTTTGTCTCCGAGTGCGAGTGTTTCACCTTCAGCAAGTCCGTCAATTAGTCCATCCGTATCTCCGTCTGTATCGCCTTCAGTCAGTCCTTCGGTTAGTCCAAGCGTTTCGCCCTCGCTTTCTCCATCGGCAAGTGTATCTCCGTCAGAGTCACCAAGTGTAAGTCCCAGTATGTCACCGTCATTGAGTCCATCGGCTTCTATCAGTCCTTCAGTAAGTCCATCTGTTTCACCCTCAATGTCACCGTCTCTTTCACCATCAGCAAGTATGTCACCCTCTATCAGTCCGAGTGTTTCGCCATCGGTGTCTCCATCACTATCACCATCTGTGAGTCCGTCATTAAGTCCCAGTGCCAGTTTATCACCTTCTGTTAGTCCATCAGTATCACCATCAGTATCGCCAAGTGCCAGTCCTTCAGCTTCTCCATCTATCTCTCCCAGTGCCAGTCCTTCCCTATCACCATCAGCATCCTTAAGTCCAAGCCTTTCCCCATCGGTAAGTCCCTCGGTATCACCGAGTTTATCACCATCTATATCTCCCAGTATAAGCCCTTCGATTTCACCGAGTGCAAGCCCCTCTATGTCTCCAAGTTTAAGCCCAAGTGCCAGCATGTCTCCATCGCCGTCACCTTCCCTTTCTCCGAGTCCATCTCCCAGTATTAGCCCTTCATTTAGTCCCAGTGTATCACCTTCGGCATCACCATCCTTAAGTCCCTCAGCGAGTTTATCTCCTTCGATTTCCCCGTCCGCTTCTCCAAGTGTAAGTCCTTCTATTTCTCCTTCAGTAAGCCCAAGTATATCGCCCTCTATGTCACCATCCCTTAGTCCATCAGCATCAATGAGTCCAAGTGTATCCCCCTCTGCCAGTCCATCGATAAGTCCTTCTATATCACCTTCTGCTTCGCCAAGCATTTCACCGAGTGTATCCCCAAGTCTAAGTCCTTCAGCTTCATTATCTCCCTCAATCTCCCCCTCTGCAAGTCCTTCTCTAAGTCCTAGTGTATCACCCTCGGTTAGTCCGAGTGCATCACCTTCTATGTCCCCATCGTTAAGTCCGAGTGCCTCAATGTCACCATCGGCTTCTCCTTCTATTTCTCCAAGTGTATCACCATCAATCTCTCCTTCAGTTTCCCCAAGTATATCCCTATCGGCGAGTCCGAGTCTATCGCCGAGTGCTTCTATAAGCCCGTCAGCGTCTCCGAGTATCAGTCCCAGTGTATCTCCTTCTGTGAGTCCATCAGTTTCTCCTTCTATGAGTCCCAGTATTAGTCCCAGTATTTCACCATCCGTATCACCAAGTGTGAGTCCAAGTCTTTCTCCATCAGCTTCAGTATCTCCATCAATAAGCCCAAGCGTTAGTCCATCGATTAGTCCCTCAATATCACCATCTATTTCTCCGTCTCTAAGTCCCAGTGCATCAATATCCCCAAGCGTGAGTCCAAGTGAAAGTCCGAGTTTATCCCCTTCGGCTTCCATGTCGCCGAGTGTTTCTCCCTCAATTTCACCATCAGTAAGTCCATCGTTATCACCATCGGCGAGTATATCTCCATCCATCAGTCCTTCTGCATCACCTTCTGAAGTACCAGGGGAGGATGTCGGAAATTATTATTTCGGGCAGGAAGAAGTAAGGAGTAATCCTCAAAGTTATCCAATAGGGGATTCATATTATTATGACCAAATATATGTAGCCCAGGAGATTCAACATTATGTCTGAACACTTTTTAAATATTAAGGCATTTTTAGGAACTGATAATACTTCCGATCTTGCGTCGGTAAGTGTCCCACGCAAGGCTGGATTATTCTTTTATAAACTTGATAATGTGGATATTGACGATAACGGTAAGCCTCACCGAAGAGATGGATATGGTGATGCAGTTTATTCAGGAAGTAGTATAAGAAATCTGTGGGCGAATGACAAAATACGCTTATTTGCCGATGGAACAAATTTGAAATATCTCAATTCTAATAATATCTCTTTTAACCTTGTTACCGACATTGCTCTAACTGATACCTTTTCCTATGTGGAATATGGCAATCTTGTATTTTTTGCATCTAAATCAATTGTCGGATACATTAATGCTGATACAGCAACACCCTATCCTTTCCCCGATCCTGCACAGACTTTCAAAGTTAAAATGGTCGGTGGTCAAATTCTTGAGTTCTATAATAGCAGACTCTATGCGGCACATGGTTCTAATCTATTTTTTTCGGATGCAACAATACCTACAAGAATGGATACCCGCAAAAATGTCCTTGCATTTCCAAGTCGTATCACTATGGTAAAGGTTGTGGATGACGGTATTTATGTAAGTGATAGTAATGGAGTTTATTTCATGGCAGGAAGAGACCCAATGTCTGAATTCGTGCAAAGAAAAGTCCTTGATGTTCCTGCCATCGAAGGAATGTCTGCAACCGCAAAGATAAAGGGTAAGGTAATAAAGAAAACCGTTTACTGGATGACAAAAAAAGGTGTTTATGCTGGGTATAATGAAGGTTTAGTATTTCCGCAGCAAAGAGGATTATTTTCTGTTGACGGTTTAGAATCAGGCACAGCCATTATTAAAGATGGAACATATCAGCAATTATTAATGATTGGTAAATATAAGGAGATTTAATGGCAGAATTTAAACCAGCCCAAAGTAGCGATGATTGTTATTTAAATGGCAGTCTCATCGACTTAACCAGCAATGATCTTCTTTTTGGAGATATTGATGGAGTAAGTCAAGACGCTGGGGTTAGGTTTACCAATGTAACTATTCCACAAGGAGCAACAATACTAGGAGCATACGTTACATTTCAGGCATATACTTCTTTAAGCGTCGATACATGTATTGTTTTTATAGAAGGAGAAGATGTTGATAATGCAGCAACTTTTTTTACTCAGCCCGATTTTGTAGGTAGGGTGAGAACAACCGCCTCTGCAAATGAGGTTATGGGGGCCTGGTCTGCTGATGTTGATTATAATTCTCCGAGTGTCATATCTATTATTCAGGAAATTGTCGATAGAGTTGGTTGGGTAAGTGGAAATAATTTAGTCTTATTTTTTACAAACTATTTTTCAGGCACTGGTGCCTACAGAGATTTCAAATCTTATGATGTCTCTACAACTTTATGTGCTAGATTAACTGTAACCTGGAGTTCTCCGAGCCCAAGTGCATCACCAAGCATATCGCCAAGCAGTTCTCCCAGCCTAAGCCCCAGTGCATCTTTAAGTCCCAGTGAATCTCCGTCTTTAAGTCCCAGTGCATCTTTAAGTCCTTCGGCAAGTATATCTCCATCTGAATCTCCGTCATTATCTCCATCAGCTTCAGAAAGTCCAAGCGAATCACCATCTTTATCCCCTTCTGCATCGTTAAGCCCCTCTGAAAGTCCTTCGGAGAGTCCTTCCTTGAGCCCCAGTGCGTCATTATCGCCAAGTAAGTCTCCTAGCGTATCACCATCATTAAGTCCTTCTTTAAGTCCAAGTGTGAGTCCAAGCAAATCCCCCAGCGCATCACCCTCTTTGAGTCCAAGTGCCTCTATAAGCCCTAGTGTTTCACCAAGTAGGAGTCCGAGTATATCGCCAAGTGCTTCTCCTTCTCTCAGTCCCAGTGCCTCCGTAAGTCCAAGTAAATCGCCATCAGCAAGTCCCAGTATATCGCCTAGTAGAAGTCCGAGCGTTTCTCCAAGTATTAGTCCTTCCGAGAGCCCCAGTGCATCGCCGAGTCGTAGTCCCAGCGTTTCCCCAAGCGCAAGTCCATCTTTAAGTCCAAGTGCTTCAATTTCTCCCAGCAGAAGCCCAAGTATTTCACCAAGTCCGAGTCCTTCTGTCAGCCCAAGCAAATCTCCGAGCAGAAGCCCAAGTGTTTCACCATCTATAAGTCCTTCTCCGAGCCCTAGTAAATCTCCGAGTGCCAGTCCCAGTAAGTCTCCTAGTGCCTCTCCATCTGCCAGTTGGAGTAGAAGTCCGTCCAGAAGTCCAAGTGTTTCACCAAGTCCAAGCCCCAGCCCATTGCCATCAATAGTTGTAAGTCCTTCATTGAGTCCAAGTATGTCACCATCCGTCTCGCCAAGCGCCAGTCCCAGTATAGAACCTGCGGAGACACATAAAGGCATTGCAATGAATTTATTCAATCAGGCCATATCAACTTATAGCAATTTTAATTTCAATTCCATTGCCTGTTTTAATGGAACATATTTCGGAGCAACAGATACTGGAATATATCCATTAGGCGGAGATACGGATAATGGAAGCGATATAGATTCAAAGATTAAAACAGGGTCTATGGATTTTGGAGATACGTTGATTAAATATATCAGGGATGTGTGGATTACACATAGAGCAGACGGGTATCTTAAACTTAAAATATTCGTGGATGAGGATACGACAACTACGGTTGAGAAACAGACCAGTATTGTCAGTGATGAAGTTAGAGAGGAAAGAATTAAACCCCCCCGTGGATTAAAGGGTAGATTTTATACGGTAGAACTTCAGAATATCGGAGGTGCAGACTTTGATATTGATAGTTTGAATCTGCTTGTGGAATCAATTCAAAGGAAGATTCGTTAGTATGGTTGATGAATGGATGAAACAGTATCCAAGTGTTTGGGTAACTCGATCCCATATAGGAGATAGGGAATATGCCAACCTGTTCTATGGAGAAGGGAATAAACTTCTTTACCAGTTGAAGAATCAGATGAAGTTTAGAGATTTGGGTCAGTTAAAAATGACAAGGTTATTCACGGATGGAACAGTCCTCACTGCCTCTTCTGTATTTGGACATGATCAAATTATTATTGATGTGTCTAAGTCTATTATTGTCGAAGTAGATTATTGTTGCCAAAAGGATCCTGCCGCAAGAGAGGTTTTTATCCTTGCCTTAAGGGAAGTCGTTAATGAATGGAGGGGGGGCTGTGAAGACCGTGGCGATTGTGAAAGTTACGGAGAATGTGATGAAACTTGGGATTGGTGTCCAGTTCCCGCAGAACTTCCATTTGATTCATTATTAGAAGAAACTTCCTTCCGTGCAAGACCCGAAGAAAAAGTGTTAGGTGAAGGGGAAACAAAACCTCCAGGAGATGGATCGTGCCCCCCTTATGTGTGGGAATTTATTAGTTCGGAAAATGTTGGAAGCATTGAACCAAGCGGAGACTTCAAAGAATCTATGGTATATACTCCTCCAGAAAGTGGTAGTTGCAAAGATGATATAACAATCTCTGTTAAGGATCGATGCGAAACAGTCTATCTGGTACATCGATTACCTTGTTGTGATGAGGCTAAAGAGCTTGAAATAGGATATACATCCCTACAGATGTCGGTTAATACATCACAAACATTAACAGCAGAAGAGGGTTGTGCGCCATATTCTTGGGATTTAACGGTTGGTGGTGGAACACTTACTCCATCTGGGGATACATTAACGGCCCTATATACTGCTCCAAGTTCTAACGTAAATTGCGACCAAAATCCCACAATAGTATTGACTGACTGTTGTGGTAAAACTGCACAGATTAAAATAGGAATTGGAGCAGGATCTGATATGGCCGGATATCATTATATATTTCAATTAATTGATATTTGTTCAGGAGCATGGTGTTATATAGAGGGTTACTGTCCCGAGATGTTTCCTGGTTCAATTTACAGAATAAAAGTTGATATGTATAGAATTTTATGTGATAGTACGGAAACATATTTTCAAACTTCTTATGATTTTCCCTTTAAATTAGATGGTGGATTTAGCTCAATGCATGTATCACCAGGTGGAGATGATATTTATCAAATGTGGAATTTTGCTCCTGGGTGTGGTCTTGGGGAGAGTGTTTGGTTTGGTAAAAATATTTCCACTCCACAAATGAGTGGGGATTTTTATTATGATTCAAGATCTGCGGAACAAAAACTTAATGGTTGCTGTCCATGGCAATTTGCATAGTATTGAGGAAATATGGCCTTTAATCCAGAAATACATCAAGTTAAGTTAATCATCATTAAGTGTGGTAAAGCATTGCGTGAAGCCAAAGGATTACCCGAAGAGAAAAACATCACTACGCTTTACGAAGAAGCCTCGGCCATATTAGGGATGCCTACAATTTCTACGACAACTCAAGATGCTGACCACCTTCCAGCACCACATGAGATGGTGAGGGAAAATGGGACTCCAATTATTCCTCTTAGAAAGTGTCCCCGGTGTGGAAAAGAAGCAATGCAGATGTTCGGGCTTTGCCATACCTGTAAGGATGCTGAGGGTGAGAATGGCGAAATAGGAAAATATAAGGTAAAGTTTGAATGTAAGGAATGTCAGTTTCAAGAGAAATCAGATAAACCCATGGTATTATGGCTTCAAGAAATGGGTGTGGACTTTGGGATGATGTCTAAGAAGAACCTTGGGATTAAGACCATCACTGATGATGGAATTAAGTAAGGAGGTGTATTATGGCTACAGCAACGGGATTTCAAAAACGTTGGTTTGCATTTGAGGAATCAGCGACGATTGTAAAAGAAAAATTTGAGGATGGAAGGTCATATGCGTTAAATGCCTTGAATCAGGCCAATGCAGTTATTGAGGACTTAAGGCAGGTGGGCAAGACATTAAATATAATTGATATTACCACAAGCATCAATTATATTACCCCTCCCGATTCTGGAAGTTTTACGGGAACCATACCTTCGAGTCCAAATACAGATATTAATCTACCGACTGCTCCATCAGATACGGATGATTTACAGTATGTGGTGCGTAGTAAAATCATCAATGACATATCGAATCTATCTGCGGCGATTCCTGAATCTGTGGAGACTGCAATATTTAACCGTGAGACTGAACGTGCCTTACTGGTTCATCAGAATAATCTTGACAATATTAGTGCAGAATGGGCTAAACGTGGATTCACTTTGGCCAATGCAATACTGGGTCAACTTTTGGCTCAGGCTGAAATAGATTATGCCAACAAAAGATTGGATATAAGCAGGGATATTGCGATCAAGAATTTTGAACTTTCAGATGCCAATATCAAGTTTGCCGTTCAACAAGGTATTTCTTATATTGGATATAAGGTAACAATGTACAGCGCTCAAGTGAACACCGAAATTGCAAGGATTGACTCGATAATCAGGAAATATCTTGGTGACCTTGATGCTTATAAAACATCAGCCCAAGTGTTTGCGTCTCTGGCTGAGATTAATGTGAGGGAATTTGAGGCAGAGTTAAAACAAGAGTTAATGAAGGCCGAGTTGCTTATCAAAAATGTGGAGATAGATATTAAGAATTTTGAGGTAGAAATGAATGTGAGATTGGAAGCGGCCAAGTCTATAGGAGGCATTAATTCTCAGGTAGTTGCCGGTGCATTGTCAAGCATTAGTGCATCTGCAAGTATATCGGCTGACAACAAAGCTTCGCATAACAGTGCGTATCTGGTTGATTGGAGTTTTTTTGATCCATTAACCGTATAATTAGTGGAGGAATATATGAGAACAGATTGGTACAAGGATGTTAATCCTAATTTGGATAGGTTAGCTCAAATCCTTGGGATGGCTACACGAGGGGGTGGAGGCGGAATGTCTAAACCTTCGCATGGATATACGATAGCCGAGAAAGCCCCTGAAGTGGTGACAGCTCCTGGGGTCTACTTTCCTGCGGAAAAGGGAGAAGTTATACCGCTTGAATCCAGACAAGGTGGAGGTAGTGTATTTCCGTCATCATCCAAAGATAACGATACAAGAAAACTGGATATGCTTGAATCTATCCTTCGCAGTGTAAAACCATCCAATCTTGAGTCAAGGGAATTGGGGGGATTGGTCATCCCTCCACATGGTGAACTGGAAAAATTAAAAATAGAGCAATCGAAATATGACATCCTCAAGTCAGCCATATCTGTTCTAAAACCACAGGGACAGCAGAAGTCGGCCTCTAACGAACAGGGGCAGAAGAAGTCTCCTTCCAGCGAAGGGGGTATTCCGCTTGAGTCAAGACAGATGGGGGGAGGTACAAATCCTGGTTTCCGATCTCCAGAAAACCTTTGGGAGAGAAAGCAAATGAGTGATTGGGGGCCTGGGGCAAGCAGAATAGTCGATGGCAAAAGGGTTCAGTGGCAGGAAGGAATGACTACGCCCTTTGAAGTAAAAGAATCTACGGCAGATAAGGGGATAAGTGAAGGTAAAGGGACAATGTCAATCGGTTCAGAGAAGTTGGTTGCGGGTGGAAAACCATATTCAATGTTAAAACCGCCCTCTCTACCAGGTATCCCCGAACCTCCTACCGCACAAAGCTATGGGATACAGCCAGAAGCCACAAAGTTGGGGGTAGCAGATAAGGGAATAAGCGAAGGGGACTTGTTATGGCAGAAGAAAAGGAAGGAAGGTATGGCGGCAGGTCAATGGTCTATACCTATGTTCTCCCGTACTAATGGTGGAGGTGTTAATTCATCTTACGGAGTTAGGGCAGATGGCACACAAAAAGGTAAGGGATTTTGGGGAGAGTTGCAAGGAGCAGAAGGGAAACCTTCAACCGAACTATCCATCGGTGTAAACTTTGACGGAAAAGAGACAGAGATACCAACCCTTGTCCCAACACTAACTCAACAAGAAATTGATTATTTGCTTGGTGGTGGAAAACCTACACTTGAAATAGTTGATAAAGCGGTGGAACATGCCAGACAAAGAATATTTCAAGGGAAGAGTCCATTCGCTCAAGAGGGTGAGCAGAAACCAATGACATTTGAGTCAAGACAATATGGTGGCACTGTTACGCCTCCCGATGATGAAAACGAACGTAGAAAGAAAGAATTGGCGGAACTTATGACACCTCGTGCCGTTTCAACGCCTTCTCCTACACCTGAAATATCGATTCCTGCAGGACTCAAAGGGTTTATTACAGACATAAAAGATACGCCGGCTGGGAGGGTTTATGCGGGGCCAGAAGGACAAGCGACTGTCGGGCCTGAGAGATTCTTTCTTGGAGATAAAGAAGTTCCCGCCGGAACTCCAGGGGCTATAAGTGGAGAAATATTAGCAAAAGAACAGTTATCTGCTGATATAAAGAAACAGGAGTCAGAGAGAGAATTGATTGCGAAAGGTATGGGTTTTGGAAGAGACCTTGGATACTGGGCGGCTCATCCAGAAGAAAAGGCAATGTATGATTTTGAGCAGATGCTTAGTAGGGGCCGTTATGCTGCCCCCCAACGTGCTGAACTTACAAAGCAATATATTGAGAGCAGGGAAGTAAAACCAGCAAAAGCACCTGCTCCTCATTTAGTCCAAAATGAAAAAGGTGAATATGTATGGGCGGTTCCTGGGGGAGTATTACCTGCTGGAATTATGGGAAAGCCACTGACTGAAACTTTACCAAGTTTTCAAGAGTATAAAAGAATACCTGGGAATGAAGGCAAAACTTATGAAGATTTCAGGAAATGGGAAACAAGTTTAAAAGAAAGAGAAATAGTGCCTTCTGGTATACGTGAATTTGAAATGGCGAGTGGGATGGAATCCACCAAAAGAGGGACTCCTGAGTATAGTAAATCTTATTTAGAGTTTCTCGGCGGGAAAAAAGAAGCAAATCCACTTGAACAAAAAAAATTGGGAGCAAATTTAAGAAAAGAATTTAACAACTTACAACCCGTAAAGGATTATAGAGATATTGAAACAAGATTTAATATAATGGGCAAAGCAATAAAGGAATCTGAAATTACTAAGAATTTTGTAGCCGTTGATCAGGCATTAATTACTATTTTTAATAAGATGACTGATCCCCAATCTGTTGTTAGGGAAAGTGAATATATCAGAACACCACAGGACTTAGCGCTTTGGAATAAGATTAAGGGAAAGGTTTCAAAGATGGCTGCTGGTGGTGCTGGTCTAACTCCTGATGACAGGAATGCATTATACATAATGGCAAAACAGTTTCAAATCGCATATGAATCGAAATTTAAGGAACTTCGGAATGAGTATAGGGGATATGCCGTAGATTATGGTCTTGATCCAGAGACTGTAATTAAATCAAAGACGGAAGTTGTAAAGAAAAAGGATTACAAATCTATGAGCAATGAGGAGTTATTGAAAGCATTGGAGGAATAAAATGCCTGACTGGGAAGCCTACAAAGAAGCCTATGACAGAGGAGTTTTATCTGAAGAGAAAAAGGGTTTATATGAAGAGGCCATAAAAAGAAAATTAACTACAGGAGAACCGACAACTTTACAACCTATTCAGGTAGGTGAAGAACCTGCTGGTGGTATGTTTGGTCTTCTTGGCAAATTAGGACTCAAAGAGAAACAGTTCATCACACCTCCGCCACCAGGAGGGCCTATTGAAGAACCCGGACTTAAACGCCCAGATATTGTCAGTGATCCAGTAGATGTAATACAAGGTATTTTGACTGGAGGAACTCTTGGGTTACTGAAAACCGGAGGAAAATTAACAAAGCCTGTTGCTGAAGAAGCATTGGCTTGGGCAACTTACAATGCTCCCGCTTTGGCCAAAAGTATCTATAAAGGCGTTTCTGGTGTAATCCCTGGTCTTTCTGCCAAAGCATTAGAGAAAACCATTCCCGTAGAAAAAGCTGCTCCGATAGCAATGCAGGTAGGAGAGAGTTTTCTTAGTAAGATTATACCTGGAATGGCTAAAGCAACCACCCCAGAAATGCAAGGGATTATTGATTTAGCAAAGAGAGAGAAAGTTTCAATCCTTGCTCCAGATGTTACGGGAAATAGAACACAAGCTCTTCTTTTTAATGCAGCGGATAAGGCAATAGGCGGTGCTGGTGTTACCCAAAAGGCAGCGGCAAGAACAATTCAGGATATGAATGCTTATGGTCAAAGGGTTTTATCTGGATTGGGAGGAGAACTTGAAAAAGCTGGTTTAGGTGAAGTGGCAAGATTTGGGATGAAGACAAAATTTGATCCAGTAGAAAAATTTGGAGATAGTCTCTATGATATTGCAGCAAAAGAGGCAACAGGAACTCCAACGATCTTGAGTAATACTACAAAAATAGTAGATGAAATTAGGAAAACAAAAGATTTTCAGTATTTACCTGGGCCAATAAGATCAGTATTAAATAAAGTTTTTTCTGATATTAGTCCAGTTGCTAAAGTTACCGCTGGTACAAGATATGGAGGTATGCCACAAGATATTTTGGCTAAACTTCAAGAACAGGGAATTAGTAAAACAATGGATTTCTCCGAACTCGAATCTATCCGAAGGGCTGTCTCAAAATTATCCTTTTATAAAGAAATCTCAGGGGATCAAGGTAATAGATTTGCCAAACAAGTTCTTGTGGCAATAGATAAGGATATGGATTTAGCTGCCGCCAAGGCTGGTACACTCGCAAAGTCAGCTCTTGATGATGCAAGAAAATTCCAAAGGGAAGAAATATTCGGAGTATTTAAGGGTGAAACAGCATTAGGTAAGCCCTCCATTGGTAGAAGGATTTCCACAATTCAAAATGAGGATTTCCTAACTATTATCTCAAAGGGGAATCTAACAGAATTAAAAGATATGAAAAAGGTATTGCCTGAATCAACCATTCAAAATGTTAAGCAGGCATGGCTAACCGATTTGTTCTCTCGACATCAAAAAGACTTAATGACACCACAGGGTATTGTAAAAGTTTTAAATGTTCCGGCGGCGGGTAGAGAAATAGATAAATTTGGGGATTTATACCTTAAAACTTTATTCAATAAACAAGAATTTCAAATGATAGACAACTTCAGAAAATTGTCTCAGCATATAGGGGCTGCCGAAAAAATAGCGGGCAACCCATCTGGTACAGCACAGACCATATATACTATCCAACTAATTACAGGAGGATTATTGGCTGGATATGGGACATGGAAGGAAAGCCCTGTAAGTGCCGCCACGGGGTTAATTCTCACATTTGGAGGCCCCTATGGTATCGCCAAATTTATGACATCCCCGACTGGATTTAGATATATGACTACAGGGATCGAGAAATCTCCTCTAATTAGGGATATTATTACTCAATCCCTAAAATCTGCTGCGATTGCGGGAACTCATGCAAATATAGATATAAGGCAAAGAGCTAGTATACCGATGGGAAAAACACCAACAGAATCAACCCAGATACCGATAATACCAAGAGCAACCGGAGGCCCTGTTTCTCCTACGATAATAAAGAGTTCTATTGACAATATATTACCATTTGGTATTATATCTACAAGGGGGGCATTAAATAAGTGACTACTCCCCTGAATAAATTCAGGGGCTTCTTGGGACAAGTCCCAGGCTCTGTAGTCCCAGAGCTAAAATATTTAAGGAGGCATTATAATCTCGATGCAGACGAACATTACAAGTAGGGCATTGATGCCAACGGACAGACAAGTCTTTTTTGACTATAGTTCCGCATTGGCTACAAGTCTGACTTGTGCCTCTTGGGTTAATTGCTATAAACTGTCGAGCAGCTTCTTCCGCTTTCTGCGACAATATATTAGCAAATTGACTCCAGGCCACATCCGAAATAGATTTAGCCAGAAAACCGTTTTGCAACATATTCTTGGTGTTAAGTTTTTCAATACAGATAATGCCAAATTTATTGACAATCTTTCTGGTTTCTTGGTGAATGAAATTATGTCGCCTATTAGAGATTCTCTCGTGGATACGAACAACAACTTTTTTAACCTTAGCTCTTTCAGAAGTGTTTTTAATTTGTTTAGACAATCTCCTTTGAGCCTTTGCAAGAGCCTTTTGGTCTGTCTTAAAAAAGCGAGGGTTCTTAATCTTCTCTTTAGTGGAAAAGGTGGCAAAATTCTCAAGTCCGACATCTATACCAACTGCTTTGGTAGTTTCAGACAATGGCTTAGGCTCATATTGAATAGAAAAACAGACATACCATTTTCCCGCTTGTTTTCTAATAATGCAAGTTTTAAGAGTTCCAAAAATAGGCCGATGTATTTTGATTTTAACAGAACCTATTTTAGAAAGTTTAAGACAATTAGTTTCTATATTCCAACCAAAGTCTGGCTGTTTATAGGTGAAACTGTTATAACGGTCAAAATTTTTAAATCTTGGATACCCAGGGGTTTGTCCTTGTTTCACTCTACGAAAGAAATTTTGAAAGGCTTTGTCTATTCTGTCAGCCACATTTTGGAGGCTTTGCGAATAGACCTTGTTAAGAGAGGGTCTCTCTTTTTTCAAAGCAACAATAGATTTGCTTTGCTGAAAGTATCCTATGCTTTTCTTATCTTTTTCCCAGGAGTTCTTGCGTTCCTCCAGAAAATGATTATAGAGCCAGCGACACTCATCAAGAGTTTCTTGAAGAAGTCTTTGCTGTTTCTTGGTAGGATACAATCTATATTTAAGAGATTTATTCATATGTTAGATTATACCTTAAAGGAAAATAAATGTAAAGGGCAATTCATCCCCCGTTTAAAAACAGGGGCTTTCTTGCCCAATTAAATGTAAGAAATAGGGAGGACTAAATGATAACCTTTGAATGGCTGATCGGAACAGGAATTTCCATTGTTGGGATTATCACAATCATTATGGTATACCAGCATGGCGTTACCAGGAAGTGTCTTAATGCCAAACCGGATATAAAGCTTTGCGATGAGAGGCATGATGTGATAGACAGGGCCCTCGAAAAGCTTGACAGGATTAACGATATAGTGGTGAGGATAGAGACGATATTGAATGGGAAACGATAATGGGAGATTTAACAGAGAGCTTTTCACGTAAAGAGTTCGCCTGCCGTTGTCAATGCGGATTTGATGCTATCAATATTGGTTTAGTACATCGACTTCAGGTGGTGAGGGATATTGCGAGAGTGCCTATCAAGATACTTTCTGCCTGTAGGTGTCCAAAGCATAATGAAAAAGTGGGTGGTAAACCAGAAAGTTATCATCTAAAAGGGGATGCTATAGATTGGTGTTTCTTTGATGAGGAAGATAGTCTGCTTGAAAAGTTATGCACTAAACTCCTTGATAATTGGGCAGGTGGGTTTCATCACTACCCTCAAGGGAATTTTTGTCATTCGGATGTTGGGCCAAGAAGAAGATGGGTATGAGCGGTCTTAACTTCCCCTGGTATCTGCGACTAATTTGCTGGATTGCGGGGAAGATTGAGAAATTATTGGGAAGGAGGTGAATTGAGATGCTACAAGGAAACAGAACTTATTTGATGGCGGTGGTGATTATCATTCACCAAATCCTTAACGCTATGGGGATGAAGGATATTACTGGAGAACAATTATCGATGGCGATTGATGTTATTCTGGGGATAGGAGTTTTCATCTTCAGGAAACTTGCAAAAAAATGAAAGGAGGAGTTATGAAAAGAAAAATCAGTCTATTTCTGGTGATGGCGGTAATGATGGCGATGGTGGTATCCTGTACAGGGGTGCAGGAGAAATGGAACGCTCTCACTCCTGATGAGAAGGCTAGGGTCGTGGTTAGCGACATCCAGGCTCAACTCAATACCCTTTTTGATACCGGAAAGGCTTATGTGACGGCTAATCCAAAGTATCAAGAAAAGTGGAAAGGACAGATCGTTCCAGCTTTCGATGTGGCAAACAAAGCCCTTGCTTCTTCCATGATTCTTGCTAAAGCAGGAAAAATTACTCCAGATCAGGTTTATGCTCAAGTTCAACCTGTTCTAAATTCAGTTATTACCTTATTGGTATCTATTGGAGCAGTTAAACCTATTACAGCAGCCGTAGATATTATGATTGTTTTGGCTCTGATTAACGGGTTGATGGGATTAGCCTATAACGCATGGTCAACCATTAATAAGGTTAAGGGTGATCAGAAGATACCGACCTGGGATGAGATTTTAGAGGAAAATAAGAAATTACAGGACAAAATTGATGCGGAGAAATAGTCCGTGCGGTGCAGGGCTTCTTTGCTACAGGCAGGGAGGCCCTTGCTTTTTTCTGACATTCCGCTTATTGCACTGTTAGCCCTTTATTAATGAACGATAATCTTTTAATTTTTCCCTAAATCTTTGCTTCATCATATATGCATCGTAATCATAATTCCAATGATCATATTTCCGAGCCATATAGGATTCGGCAATATCTAACAACTGGGCTAACAAGTCATTCGAGCGGACGTTTGATAGTCCACTATTTTCTTTGGTCATAAATGCCTCTTCCGCTCAATTCTGCGTTATGTTGATTCTAATTTACTACCACACTCAGGACAAAAATTAACATTTACTATTGATGCAGAATTTTCTTTGTCTGGATATCCTGGTAAATATTTCTGCCAAATGGGTTGAGGATTTATTAATTCACACCAACATAACAATTCATTCGAGCGGACGTTTGATAGTCCACTATTTTCTTTGGTCATAAATGCCTCTTCCGCTCAATTCTGCGTTATATGGATTAAATTCTAAATGTAGGTTGATCTTTCCCTTCTCTCCAGAAAATGAATCGTTGCCACCAAAATTCTTTGGAAGCATAATTATATTCACACACAGGGCAAGTATAAAGATTTGGAGCATCTGAATTGCACCGAGGACAAAAACCAAACACAAGTCTTATCTTGCCCAAAATTCTATTCCTATTTGTTTGCAGTGACATAAAAGGAAGCCTCCGTATAATCATTTATTCCAGCCGATGCTAAAAAGCACGGCTGACCTCTACGTTATACCTCAAAATAATGAATCTCATTACCCCATTGTTCCCAACCTTCACGTTGCTCTCTACTGAATACATCCATCTTCACGGCTTCAGGATACCAAAGGCTTATCATCTTATACGCAATGTCAGGCTTCCTGCTGTGCTGTCTTGCCGGTTCTCTTATCACTGTCATAAACTTACCCCTTGTCTCAGTGCTCACTGGCTGAAATTTTGGTTTGTAGAACCATGTTAAGTATTCATGAGCATACCGAACAGAGAAGGCGGGAGCTACACCGTTGCATTTATCCCATATCAGCCTTGCATGTCTGCGATAGCCTCTCTGCTCCATCGCCAGTTCGCCTATCATCAAAAACTCGTCAATGCCCCACAGAAAAACAGAATGCGTCTTTGTCGCCATTGGGAAAACTTCCTTGTCTAAAAGCCCGAAAATTGCCATAACATCAAGCGTGGCGTAATCAAGGTTTTTCCCTTGCCGTGGCCTTGCACTTCTCAGACCCCCCTTCTTTTTAGGCCAAGGGGGATCAATAACGAAAATATTAAATGACATAACCAGCCAATCAACCCGACCGGGAATAGTCCTGGCGGGTTATCCGCACGTTATTTTTCCTCTTCTTCCCCTTCACACTCATGCCCAATTTCGCCTGAAGTATCCGCCCCACATTTTAGGCAGACATACCCAGGCCCATTATCGATGAAAAATGAATACATATCTATTACTTTTCCTCTTTGTCATCAATTATTCGCCATCTAAGATGATAGGCAGCTATTTTTTTGATGTCGAACAAATGCCCATTTAATACCTTCAATTCTTTGATTAATGCCTCAATCATTGGCAGAATCTTCTCTAAGTCAAGCATCTCTCACCTCATCAATCTGGCAATTTGATATTGAAATCTCCCAATGCCTGATTCACTTTCAATAACAATTCTTTTCCATTTTCTATAAATTTTGCTTGCTCTTCGTTAATCGGGTCCTGACTTATCATCCAAAGCAATTTTGTTCGACAGTCAAGAAGGGCATTAATGAGCTCTTTGATTTCCGTGTTGGTCAACATTTATCTCCCCACCTCCCCCCTGTAAAGATCCTTCCAGTTATCCCTTGACTCCTTTAGGTTGGCAACCTCTGCCTCCAACTCCTTGATAATTGTCTCATCCCAATCATGCTTGGCAAGCAACTCCTTGATACGTTGAGTAAGTTGTTTTACATATTCATAATTTTTAGGCTTAGGTCTCATCTCTTCCCCCTTTATGTTCTAAATAGGAGTAGTCTCGTTATTGTTCACATTCTTTCGCCCCCTGAATCGCAATTCAAGGGCATTAGGCGTATTTCTGTATGCATCACACCTGTCCATGCGAATATGATCTTTTAGTCCAATCAAATCAAAATCTTTCTCACCGCAAAAGGGGCAACATAACAAGTCATTAGAGCGGACGTTTGATAGCCCGCTATTTTCTTTGGTCATTCATACCTCCGCCGCTCAATTTTACGTTGGGCGGATCAATCATGGACATAATCCATAATCTCTCCGGTTGAACAAACACCCTCAAGTAGTTCGGCATTAGTGGGTGTAATAATCACCGAAACATGGGGGTGACAATTATCGCACAGGAATTTAAGTAATGGGCGGCAAATGGTGTCAAACTCGGATCTTTGTTGGTCTGTCAGTATCATGGTCATCTCCTTTTAAATTAAGGTTCTGGGCAAATCGCCCAACCAGCGGGTCCAGCGGATGGCCAAGAGCCACCCCTGACCCAGACGTTATGTGGAACTAAATGTTGGTTCTTCATCTCTCATCACTATTGCCGATTGTTTGCCCTCACACTCGTCTGGGCATGTATAAATATCAAATCTTGAAAGTGGGTATAGTTGTCTTCCAAAAACCATTTCCTTTCCACATTGTGGACATTTGGGTATTTCCATGGTAATCTCCATTAAAAAATGATAAGACCTCCACATAACAAGTCAATCCAGCGGACGGTCAATAAGCAGGTATCTCGGCCCAAACATCATCCTGACCTTCTGTTATGCTTTCGCATTGGGCAAGGTGCTTTCGCCACTATTGGCCGCCGCTGATCTCTACGTTATCTGATAAAAATTGCGAACAATCCCCCAATGGTGCATCCAACCAGAGCAGATCCGCCACCAATGCATTGCGCAACGATTGCGGAGGTTTCTGTCGTAAGCAATAAATGTGATCCAAGTAATGTAAAAAATGCACCAAAAATAATAATACAAGAACAAAGAAAAAGAAGAGTATGATTATCCCGACAGATAACAACGGCATCGATCAGACGCCGAATAAAACTTGTCATTTTTTACCATCCCTTCTCCGGCGCAGATCATGCCGGACGTTAGGTGTCACAAATCAATAATTTGACTTTTGCATCGACAAGTCGCCTTTTTAAAAAGCTTATATCCCGCTCGAAACGCCGGATGATATATTGCCATGCATCATGTTTGCTTTGATAAATATCCCCGATGCGAAGACATTTTTTGATGCCATCAAGATAAAGCCATCCAGATTTAGTTGTTTTAAGTATTAAATATGGTCCCTTGGGTTCTTGGCCCTCAATAATCCAACACCTAACAATCGGCTGCACTTGAGCCTTAACAACTCTTTTAGATTTCATGGTTCCTCCTTACCGGCCAAGTGAGCCGGAACGTTATCTGACATTAAACAATTCATTCTCAAAAAATATATATGATATGATGATGGAGAATGGTAGGTTCATGTTTATCCTTTTTTAATCTGTTTATTAAGATAATAAAAGTCTAAAAGTTTTAAAAATGCCTCAAAATGGAGGGATAAATCTGTTTTAACTTCTTCCTTGAAAGACTCATCCTCTGTCCGGGGAATGTTTAGGATACGATATCTCTGGATAGGTTCTGTAATCAATTTGCCATACCCTGCCACCTGAAGCCACATCTCCTCATAAATCCCACTCCCAGTTTTAAAATCTACAATCTCAAGGGTTCCATCAATAAACCCATATAAATCAAAGGCCCCACCATATTTATATTCTTCCGACACCGCTTGATGTTCCATTAAAATAGGTTCAATTTTATGCTGTTTCTCCCATTCCAAATAGGACAAGAATGAATTTTCGGCGGCATCAATCTGATTCTTGCTGTAATCCTCTGTCTCTGGTTCACGCTTCGAGAGATGGGCAAGAATCATCTCGTGGGCAAGAGTTCCAATATCAGCTTTATCGTCTCGAAATTTACTTGAATCAATTCCTGCAAGTCCTAATTTATTCGCCCATATAATCAGGGCAGGTTTTGAAAGTTGACCCGTAACAGTCGTTACACCAACGACTATTTCCCCTGATTCAAGTTTATATCTCTGATGTGCTTTAGATTTCATCTATCCTCCTAAAAGGGAACATTTTGTTCATCATCCTTCAGTGATTGCTTATTCTGTTTTCCACCAAGAATATCCATTAAAAATCCTTTAAATTTCTCAAGGTGCTCATGCTTAATCGTGAGATTTTGATACTTTTTGTTTTCCTTGAAGGTTGTAATTTTCTTTAAACTTACAAACGAATATTCTCTGCCATCCTTCTTGAAAGTAGCATCCTCATCCCATTCATATTCAATTGTATCAAGGTGTAGCCTTAGCATTATTTCTTCTCCTCTGCAAATTGACTTTTTAGATGATCTTTGTAGGCCACCAGTTCGTTAAACTCTACCGCTGGTAATAGTTTTATGTCCGCTCCATGCTTCTTCCACCAGTTTTGTAATTCAAAAATGCTTTTAATATCATGCATTCGATTTTGATATTCTTCAAACGTTGAAGAGGCGGGCGGAGGCTGGTCACTGGAATCTTTTCTTATCCCCTTCGTCTCTTTTTTTAACTTATTCTTTGTCTCAATTCCCCTTCCCACAGCCCCCTCACCGTCATCATCTTCGGGCGCAATCCCCGCAATCGCAGCCAAAGTATACCTACGGGCATAGGTTAGGGCAGACCCAAGACTTTGGGGATCTTCTGATGCAGTCCAACCCTCCCCCTGTTTCTGTCTCATCGGATTAATGGGATATATTCCTGAAATGGATTCCCCACTAATATGAGAAAGGATTGTTTCAAGGTATAATTTCCCTTCGATCATTTTTGTAATCTGGATGACTGCAAGACCATTATCCGTCAATGGTTTTCGACAGGCTTCCCAGACGGAGGCAAGGTCGGCATATGAAGCCTTGAAATATGGGTTTTCAGAGTCTTTTATGGCTCCCTGAATTATGGATTGTGCTTTACTAAGAGCTTCGGTTAATTTACTTAACGCCTTACTCTCTTCCATCTTCTTCCTCCTTTCTTATTTTTTCGTGAAGTTCACGATGGCAATTTGAGCAAAGAGAAATACATTTTTTTAATTCTTTTAATGTTCGTTCTGTCGGTTTACTTGAAAAAATTTTTCCGCTCGGAGTTTCTTTTTGTCCGGGATTTATATGGTGAAGATCAATTGCACAAAATGAACGATTATATCCGCACACTGAACAATGAATAAGATCGAGTTTATTTAATATTTGCATCCAATATTCTTTGTTTTTTTTGTAAAAATTAGCATTATGTTTTTTTTGAATCTCTCTGTTTCCAGGTATGGAAAGCCACATATTTCTATGTTTAAGACGACCCTTTAAATTACAATCCTTACATTTTTTGGGATAACGGCGCTTGGGTTCATATCTTTTATATTTTTTAATAAAAAATTCATTTAATGATTTTATTTCTCCGCACTTTGTGCATCTTTTCTCGGTCAAAGTAATACGACTTGCATTTAGGACACCTTCTAACATCGGAACATCTGGGATACCATCCATGACCGCACCTCAGACATTTGACACTTTGAATTTTAATCTTCATGGTTTAATTGTATCCCTTATAAGTAAGTTTGTCAAGTTTTATTTTTCCATCGAAAATGCCCGCCTCCGGATCCCCTCTTCTAAGTTCCGGTTAAAGCCAGGCGGGGATGGCTTATTTGTCCCACTCTGCACGTTTAGAAATTTCAGCCTCGATTAGGGGCAATATTCTTTTTATTTCCCGAATTCTAATTTCAAAAGAGCTTAACAAACCCTTTCCATCCTTTAAGGATTCTTGCCAACCCTCTAGGGTTAAATACCCATATTGATCTTTTTTCCAATGCCAACTGAAATGCCACGAGGAATCTATGATGTCATAAATTTCAGATTCTAAGCTCATCTCCCTGTCTCCTTATTTCTTAATCTTCAAGGTCGTCTCTAAACCCGTTATCCTTCCTGTCAAACTCCCAATGTCTTTATCGTTCTGGTATACCATTTTTCTTATCTCATCTGCTTTCCAATCTCGCCAAATATAGCCTGCTTCAAAACTTGACAACATAAGGGCCAAGATAAATATTATCCAAACAATTGTCTCTCTCAAGTTCCATCACCTCCAGCGCTAAATTTAATTCCTGAAGCTTCAGGGCTATCTCCGCCTGCATCTCAAGCAGAACCCCAATATCCCCCTGGAAAGACTGATCGATTTGGAGGCTTCTCCAGGTGAAGCCTATTGCAACCCCCAGAAGCAATATCAGGAATATTTTTATAACTTTCTCCCACATAAACATTCAACCTCCTTAATAGCCATAAGATAAGTTTGAGCTTCCGATAATGGATGAAATTTTTGATTCTAAACATCAAACGAATCATTCTATTCCCTCGTCGGTGGGTTCATATGGGGCAACTTTTTTCTTTCTCCCTTTTTTCGGTTTGACATAAAAAGGACTTTTATCTTCGGAAAGACTTTTTAACGTTTCAGGAAACTTTTCGGCATGTTCTACGGGAGGAACATCCCGAAATCTTCCAGAATCAGAAGTTCCTTTTGCCGCCTCAATTTCTGCCTTCTTCCGCCTATTTCTTCTTGGCTTCGGAGGTTCCGGGCGATTGATTTCGCCGATGAGAACTTTGGTTTCGATGGCATGAAGAGCAATTGCAAGAGACCTTTGCGCCTCCAATATAAGCCGCTTGATTTCCGATAAGTTAATCGTTTCCATGATTTACCTCCTTTTTATGTTTTGTGATATGGTAATTATTACATCTTGGGCACTGATAAATCTTAAAGCTCGTCCAGTCCGCCGTTTTTTGACCATACTTCATTTTGGTAGCAATTGCGGTGACAGCATCAATCTCTGAATCGTAACTTTGCTTCTTCCCGCAGAGGCCTTTTGATAGAATCTCTTTTACCTCCTTCCTGGGCAGGCATCCTTGACTTTAGACACCTGCCCCTTTGCTAGCCTCCCCCTTCTGCCGACTCTCACGACTTGAAGGTTAACCCCTCCGTTGCCTTATCGGCTGTCCCCTGCCCCTGCCCCGAAGGTCGATGAGGTCTTATGTATGGACACGGAGGTGATGGTCGTTTATATGCCTTTTGCCTTCCCTTTTCCTTTTGTTTACATTAAAGCATATTTTTTACCTGTTGTCAAGAGAAATCTTCACTTTTTAAAAAATAATTCAACAAGGGTATTGACAAGAACTAAAAAGTATGATATATGAATTACATGAAACAATTAGAATTGGCTAAAAAGATAGGCATTTCAAGGACTTATTTGAACGGTATCTTGAATGAAAAAAGGATTCCTGGAATTGAATTAGCAAAAAGAATAAGTAAAATTACCGGCAAAGATTTCTTTGAGATGAGAAAAGATATAAAAAAATTGTTAAAGGAGCTACTGTAGAATGAATGAACTTCAAACTCAAATAAACCTTAAACAAAAATTAGATAAGATCGATAAACAGGTCTACGGAGAAGTGTTTGAGGGTTTCTGTGGATCAAGGTTGAGAATCTTAATTGCAATGTGGGAGAAGGGGGAGGTGATTATTTCGGATTTTAGGGGAGGTAAAATCCGAACTTGGAATAAATTATCCATTGAAACTGGTAGGAGTGATAAATCTCTCAAACGCTGGCATGATCTTTATAAGAAATGTCCTGATAAGGAAAAATATATAAGAATCGCAGAAAAGCAAGCCGAGGAATGGACGGAAAAGGTGTTAAAACTTGGCTGGGAAGCCCTTCTATTGTCCGGTTCAAAGGAATGGTATACACCAAAGGAATATATCGATTCGGTTTATGAAGTCCTATCCGAAATAGATTTAGACCCCGCCTCATGTAAAGAAGCTAATCGAACCGTTAAAGCCAAGAAATTTTATTCAAAAGAAGATGATGCTCTCTCTTGTTCATGGATAGGTAAGATATTTTTAAATCCACCATACGGCAATGACGGCCCTCCTTTTGTTGAAAAGTTAATTCAAGAAATTAAAGCCGGAAATGTTATCGAAGCTATCTTACTGGTCAATTCCAGGGCCACAGATGCAGAATGGTATCAACCTCTTTATAATGGACTTATTTGTTTTACGGATCACCGTATAGATTTTGATTCACCTGATGAAAAAAATACGAGTTCGACTCATGGCAGTTGTTTTATTTATTTTGGGCCTAATGAAAAAAAATTTGCTGATTCATTTTCAAAACATGGAAGCATTTTAAAGAGATTTAATGGGTAATATAAAGAATCAAAAAGCACATTCTGAAATAAGGGTGGATTGGGAATTTTTAAACGATTGTTTTCCAAGAAATATTCGGGTTACAGATTTGGATGGTTTTATCGAAATAAATTCCAGGGTTTTAATTTTGGAACATAAACAAAAAAATCAAGAAATTCCATATGGACAGGCAATGGCGTTTACGAAGATAATAGAAAAAAATAAAATTAAAGTGATTGTTTTCTGGGCAGATTTAGATAATATGGGAAATATAGTTAAACTTTATCAAACAAGAATTTTTGATTCAACAGATTCAAATGTTTCGATAAAAAATGATTATTGGCCAAATATCCAGAATTTAAAAGACAAAATTAAAGCATGGGTAAAATGGGCGGAGGAACAAGAAAAATAAGTGACTTTATCATTCTACGGAAGGCTATCGGGATAACCCATGAATCCCATAACCACGGTTTATCGCCTAAAATTAAGGGGTTATAATCTCGCCGATATTGCAAGGGAGGTAAAAACATCACGGCAACTTGTGCGGGCAACCATTTATACGAATCCGCAGAGGGGAAAGATAATGATGAAGATCAGGAAAAGGATTGAGGAAATCCTGAATAATTAAAGGAGGTAACATGTTCTTAACCGGACTCATCATCGGCCTATTTATTGGAGCATTTATAGGCATCCTCACGGTGTGCATATTGAGGGTGAGCAACGACGATGCCTAAATGCTTCTTCTGCCAGGCTCTGATCGATCCCCTCACTTCGAGATGCATAAATGGTCATTCAATCGATGTCGCCTACGTTTTGAGAGTTCGAGCCGAACAGGCCAAGCATACCATTAAACGCCATACCTTCTGGGGAGACTATAAAACTCGGAAGAGGGGAAGGAAGAAAAAATTAGATAAACTTTTAGAAAAGGATTAAGGGAGATCATCGAGGGCATCTACTTCTAGTGAGTTGCGGCCAATAGGGTGAAAACCAAAATAAGAGATTGCATAAGACAATCCATATGAGTGAAAGGCTCTTCTATTGGCCGTCAACTCCAGTGATTTGTTATCTTGCTTGACTCAATAGGAATGACAAAAAGTGCTAACCCGAATAACACTGACAAATCATTCGGCTGACGGGCAGCAAACCGGAACCGTAATAGTTTCGGGGTTAAGCAAGATAACGTAGAGGTCAGCGGCGCTTTGGGTGTCCGCTGGAGTGATTGGTTATGCCAGATATAATCCAAGAGATCCACCAAATCGAAGAAATTGCGTGGCAATGGTTTGCAGAGATATATCCACATGAATGCTATGCCAGTTGGCCTGACCGATTCTGGGACTTCTTCCATATCAAATGTCCTAATGTGACACGTGAACAGATGGAACGGATACTTTCAGAAACGGATGATGCATAACGTAGAGGTCAGCGGCGCTTTGGGTGTCCGCTGGAGTGATTGGTTAGGCGAAAACCACGAAAGGAGATTATATGGAAGATAACGAAAAATGTACAGTGCAATGTGACTCAAGGGTTGGTTCAGTATGTATGAAATATGCAAAAATGATTATGCGAAATAAAGAATCAAATAAATATGACCATGTTAATTCCACAGAAGTAGGGATAAAAGTCCCGCAATGTTTATTTGCCGATAGTAAACGGCAAGGACACGTTGCCTAACGTAGAAATCAGCGGGAGCCTTTGGCAATCCGCTGGATTGACTGGTTAGGTGATTTATGACCTTTGAATTATTTAATTGCACCCAAGTTCTTTTACGAGAGATTGCCATGCCCAAAGTAAGGCAAAAAGATATTTCTGCTACCTATGCTCTTGCGCTGCGGAGTTCCGATCCAACTGATTGGAAATCTGTAAATGAGGCAATCATAAAAAGATGGAGCCTATCTGGGTTAAAGCGAATTAAAGATATGGCTTGGTCTGGAAAATGTTTCACCTAACGCAAAGGTCAGCGGCGTGTCGCACGTCCGCTGGAGTGACTTGTTATATTTTTTATTAAAGTGAGGGAAGAAAAATGAAATGCACCGATTGCGGCAAAGAACTTTCCAAGGAACAAGAAAAACATAATGAAGAAATAGCAGTAAAATCAGGAACAAAGAAATTAGATATGTGTGGTAATTGTTGGGCAGATTATTGCCGGCACGCTGAAACGGGTCAATGAATATAACGTGCGGATAACCCGCCGCTATTGGCGGTCGGGTTGATTGACTGGTTATACGGAGGTCTTATGTCTTTATTTTCTGATGAAGAGATTTGTATCGGTTGTAAATATGCCATGTTTCACGATTGTTGCCATAAATTTTGTTTTTGTGATGAAAACCATGAAAGTGATAGAGACCATGTTTGTGGCAAGTGCCCATATAAAATTAATTCCACATAACGTAGAGATCAGCGGTGCTTTAAGCATCCGCTGGAGTGATTGGTTATCTGATCTTTATACGGGAGGATATATGACTGATAAAGAAAAATTGGTGGGGATACGACAAGCATTGAAAGACATAATAGCCTATCCTAAAGAAGGGGGTTATCCTTCCGAGGTAGTTTACGATAAGTTTGCGTATAAACGTATCGTGAAATCGTATCGTGATGGGCTTAAACAAGTTCTTCGTGACTACAGATAACGATGAAGATAAGCGGGCGGGCACAAATGATGAATGAAAATAAAAGGGCTATTTCCGCTCCGCTTGATCGCCTTGTTATACCTCATGGGGGTTTCCGGTGTATCGTGGCCGATCCGCCGTGGCATTATGGCGTATGGGGCGGGGGTAGCGGAAGAGGATCGCGAGGTCTTGTTTTGGATGGGAAAAGTGTTCCGATGCCTTATCCAACTATGACAATTGATGAAATCGCCGCACTCCCCGTTGATAGATGCGCCGCAAATAATTGCGACCTGTATCTATGGACAACGCAGAAATACTTGCCAGATGGTTTCAGGATTATGCAAATATGGGGCTTCCGGTATTGTCAAACCTTGACTTGGTGTAAGATTCCGCGAGGACTTGGGCAAGGCGGATTGTTCTGTCCGACAACAGAATTTATACTATTGGGGCGCAAAGGAACAATGCCACAGGGTAAGCGGCGTATTGATTCGACATGGTGGCAAGTCAAACGCCCGCATAACTCGCACAGCACAAAGCCTGAATTTTTTCAAGATTTGATTGAACAGGTGAGCAATGAGCCACGGCTGGAATTGTTTGCCCGCCGTTTTCGTTTAGGATGGACGGTATGGGGTAATGAGGTATAACGTAGAGGTCAGCCGCACTTTTGAGTGTCGGCTGGAGTGACTGGTTATACGTTTTTTAATTTTATCATGGAGGTTAAAAACATGGCAACACAATTATCAAGAGAGAAAGTAGCACAAGCATGGTGCAAGCCTACAACGAGTCATAAAGTGATGGATGTAGAGTTGGCAGAAGCCTTCGCCGAGATTCTTGATGAAATATGGTCTAAGCCCTGGCTCGGAAATGCCACTACGGACGAATTGCTGACTGAAATCAGAACACGCATTGAGATGGATGGTAAACTTCAATACCGAACTATTGATGTAGTTTTTACATCTCATTCTGTATAACAGTGTAATAAGCTGGCAGAGATGATGAGGAAGATTTAGGGGAGATTCACGTGGGCATCCTACTCCGCAAAGCCGGTCCCCTGGAAAAGGGGAAGGGACGAGCGAACCTGGAATCTTTCCTGACGTTGCCTGACGAAAAACAGGATGGGCCACCTTCCGGCGTAACCTGATTAAAGTAGGTATGGTGGGACGGCCATGGGCCAATCACATCATTAAGCCGGTCATTTAAAATAAGGGCCTGATTCTTTATGATAATAAAAGCTGATTCTCGACATATCCCATTATCTGACCAGTCCGTGAACTGCATTATCACATCTCCACCTTATTGGTCTTTGCGGAAATATGACATTCCCGATTTGATTTGGGATGGGGATGAAAAATGTGAACATAATTTTGATTTGAAGAGTTTGGAAATCCCTACTGGAACTGGTGGAAATTGGCAACAAGCAAATAACGGTCCTGGATTGGCAATGGGTAAAGATCAGACTCGCTTTAAAGGTGATTGCAGAGAAGCAAATAAAGTCGACACGGTAAAGATTCAACAAGGGTTCTGTCTTAAATGTAGTGCCTGGCGTGGTCAACTTGGCCTTGAACCCACCATTGAACTCTACCTGAAACATCTTCTTCAGATTATGGATGAGTGTAAGAGAGTGCTGAGGGATGATGGGACGATGTTTATCAACTTAGGCGACTCCTATTATGGTGGTAAGGGCATGAGTTCTCAGGCATGGTCAACAGATCATCAGGATCGCGAAACTCTTCAAAAGTCTCAACATCAAATTTGTGGAATGGGTGAAGCAAGACCAGCAGATTTACCGCAAGGAAATATTCTTCCTAAATCCCTCTGCCTCATTCCTGAACGGTTCGCTATTGAGATGGTCAACCAGGGATGGATACTCAGAAATAAGATAATATGGAAAAAGCCAAATTGTATGCCTTCGTCAGCAAAAGATAGATTTACGGTCGACTGGGAAGGAATTTTCTTCTTTGTGAAGAGTAAGAAATATTGGTTTGAGCAACAGTATGAACCTTTTTTGACAGAAAGTAATGCCGAGCGTCCACGAATGGGACAGGGAAATCAAACTATTTACAATCAAAAAAGGCGGGGTTTAATAAAAGGCAATGTTCAAATAGGAAGCGAACAGAGACACTCCGCCAATATAAATTACGGCTTAAAGGGCCGTAACCGTCGCTGTGTCTGGACAATAAGCACGGCCGCTTACTCCGAGGCCCATTTTGCAACCTTCCCAGAAGCCCTTGTCGAACCGATGATTAGGGCAGGATGTCCTAAATTCGTTTGTAATAAGTGTGGGAAGGCGAGGGAGAAGATTGTTGATGTTGAATATATTAAAAATAGACCGTCGGCGGGCAACGATCCACGAAGTAGGAATGAGGATAAACTGGCTGGAGGTAGGGGACCAGGTGGATATCGTGGGAATAATCTTCTTAAACAAACTAAAGAAATTGGCCTCACCGATTGCGGTTGTAACGCTGGTTTCCGGCCTGGAATAGTCCTTGATCCATTCTGCGGAAGTGGAACAGTCTTAAGGGTAGCTGAGAGGTTAGGCAGGCAGGTTATAGGGATTGACTTGGGATATGAGGAATTAGCAGATAAGAGAATATCTTGGAATCAGATGGAGTTAATTTAAAATTATCTCTTGACATTTGGATGTGAATGGTTTAGGATGGGGATAGGCGGTGTAAGATGGACAGGAACCATAAAACTAAAATTAGCCGATTAAAGACCTCCTCACGGAAGCACCGCCAATGCTTACTGTCCAAACCGTGTAGGGGGTTTTTTTTCGGCTATTGAGGTAAACCATGCCCACCTTTAAATGCTTCTTTTGTGATCAGCCTGCCTCGTTAGTTGCTTTCTACAGTAAAGCCTGTGGGTCCCGAATGGGTCGAACGCTAGAAAATCCTGAGTTGGTCTGTGAGACCTGCTACCGATCCCCTCGAATAATTAATCAACTATCCCCTATGCGTGGTGGGGATGAAGGGATGTTCTCTTTTAAATTTGAAGCTATCGCAAGATGGAGCAAGAAAGAATTGGCTTGGCATCTATCAAAGAAGTTTTATGAGATAAACCATTTATCGAGTAAGCATTGGAGACGTATAATATGGAGAATTTTCTATCTTCATCAGAAACCAAAAAAGGTTCCGAATGAAATCACTTAAAGATTATCTCTTTTATCAAGATTGTTGGGCAACGATCTATTGTGGAGATTGTCTTGAAGTGATGCCGATGCTTGAGGAAAAAATTAATATGATACTCTGCGATTTACCTTACGGAACTACCGCCTGTTCGTGGGATACCATAATTCCTTTTGAGTCGCTTTGGAAGGAATATAAGCGGCTAATAAAGGATAACGGAGCGATTATCCTGACGGCAAGCCAACCATTCACAAGTGCACTGGTGATGAGTAATATCAAGATGTTTAAGTATGAATGGATATGGGAAAAAGACAAAGGGGCAAATTTTGCGTTGTGTAAAAAAACACCAATGAAAACGCACGAAAATATATTAGTGTTTGGTGGTGGGAAATACTTCCCTCAAATGAAAGAAAGGCCACCTGAAAATATTAGGCAAAATAAACCACGAGTGAACAAGTCAAGCCAGACAGGAACGGTGTGGCTTTGTGGAAAAAGCAAAGGTTCTCTTATTATGAAATATCCAGAAAGCATTTTGAACTTTAATGCTTGCCGTGAATATCTTCACCCCACCCAGAAGCCCGTTGCCCTCTTTGAATACCTTATTCACACCTACACGAATGAAGGGGATACGGTGATAGATAACTGTTTGGGAAGTGGCACAACCCTTGTAGCATCAACAAACCTCAACCGGAAGTCCATTGGTATAGAGATTAACCCAAAATACTGTGAGATAGCAGTTAAGAGATTGCGCCAAGAGGTATTCGACTTTAGGAAATTGCATGAACCAATTCCTTGAATCTGCATTAAAATATCAGGCAAAAGGTTATTCCGTTATTCCTGTCAATCCTTCGATGGAAAAGGATAAGGGTAAGAAACCTCTCGTTAAGTGGGAATGGTTTCAGTCAAGGATCGCCTCCGAGGATGAAATTACAGCATGGTGGGTGAAATATCCAAAGGCAATGATCGGGGTGGTGTGCGGTAAAACTTCAAACATAATATCCATTGATGCCGATACCCCAGAAGCAATTGAGAAGATGGAAGGATTTTTACCGGATAGTCTGATCGTTCCTACCGTCCAAACTCCAAGGGGAGGACGACATTACGATTTTCAATATACCAGCGGGATAAGAAACTCAAATAATGGCTTATTACATACACGGGGCGAGGGTGGATTTATCATCGTTCCCCCATCATGCAGGAGCGATGGCGTACCTTATGTGTGGATATGCGAGGGCGATCCGCCCATCCTGCCCGAAATACTCTTGAAGTATTTAAAAGATATGCAAGGTTTATATATATGGGAACAAGAAAAAACATCTTCCTTGTCGTCAGAAGTCGTCAGGATGTTTGGAGATCATAGGAAGGATGAAGACCTTTTTCATACTGCTAATTGCCTAATAAAAGGTGGAATGCCTATTCGAGAAATCTCTCAAGTTCTTGAAGCTATTATGAATTCTTGGGGGGAAGGGTTTGATGAAAAATGGAGAGAAGAAAAAATTCAAAGTGCTTTGAAACGTGCAGAAAAGAAAGAAAGAAATTTAGCAGAAGAGGTTAGAGAATGGATTTTGTCGTCATCTGGCGTCTTTTTGTCGTCAGAAGTCGTCAGGAGTCTACATTTGTCGTCAAGAGACGAGGGAAAAAATCTGTCAAAAACACTAGAAAGGCTTTGTGAACAAGGACTTATAGAGAAATATGGTAACAAGAGGGGAAACTTTAGAACAGTAGAGAAAGACTGCCAAGAAATAAACTTCCTCGATGTCGAGGATAACCCTGTTAATATTCAATGGCCCTTTGAGATCGAACGGTATGTGTTAACCTATCCTAAAAATATCGTTGTGATAGCCGGAGTCCAGAATGCGGGTAAGACTGGATTCCTTCTCAATACTGCACTTGCGAATAAAGAGAGATTTAAGATTAACTATTTCTCTTCGGAGATGGGAGCAATGGAGTTAAAGATAAGACTCCAAAAGTTTAGGGAGCCTTTAAAACAATGGAAGACCGTAAATTTCAGGGAGCGATCCTCAAATTTCGTTGATGTGGTAGAGCCGGATGAAGTAAATATTATCGATTTTCTTGAAATTACAGAGGAATTTTATAAAATTGCCGCTATTTTAAAGGAAATTTATGAGAAATTAAAGAATGGAATAGCCATTATTGCAATCCAGAAAGATCCCAAAAAAGAATATGGCAGGGGTGGAACAATGGGACTTGAGAAGCCGAGGCTTTATCTTAATATCGAATATGGAAAGTTGGAGATTATAAAGGCTAAAAACTGGGCCAACGTAGAAATCAATCCAAATGGATTATCAAGGGAGTTTAAGATAGTCCAGGGAGCAAAGTTTATTATGATGGATGAATGGAAATCGAAAGATTCCAAAAAACCCGAAAGGAAATCGTGGTATGAAGGGAGGAATGAATGAAGAGCTGCCAAAATTGTCGGTGGGATAGATTAAATTCACAAAACCAGAAAATGATTTCCTGTGAGCAAGGCCATATAAGGACGTTTCAAGGGATAATTAAAGATTGTCATGCTTGGGGGGAAAAGAAAATACTCGCCTGCAAGCTCATCAATCCTCAAGGCCAATGCCAGGACTGGGAGTTAAAGATTCAAAAGAATTGGTGTAAAGAATGTATAAACCACATTTTTGTAATGCCCAAATTAGAGGAGGAAACATGATCTGTAAAGCATGTAGGGCCGATGCCCTAATCCATGTGGCAAGGTATGGGAATATGCCAAAAAAGATCGAATGTTCTCATGGATTGTGTTGGTGCGCTTATCCAAAAGATAAACGCAATAATTGGAATGTGTCTGTGCAGGATACAGAAGGTGTCCCGGATCCTGTCTGGGAGATCGTTTTTTGTCCTATCTGTGGTCGGAAATTGGAAGGGAACTGAATGACATCAAATCGTTCTAAAGGCTTAGCCTATATCCGTGAGGTGCGGAAAATATTGGAGGTTCACGGACATACTTGCGAAGGCCCTGGGTATGCTCCAATGTGGACACCAAAAGGTATGATAGCCTGCCATCGAGATTATTTTGATGTCTGGGATTTGCTTTCCTTTACTGATACCAACGGAATTCACGGCCACCAGGTCTGCACAAAGGATAATAAATTGAGAAATGTGAAGAAAATTCAGGCAGTTGGATTATCGGGATACCTTTGGGTTAGGCTGCCAGGTGGAAAATATGATAAATATTGGGTGGAAAAGGACAAGATAACCATCGAAGAATGGGAAAAAGACCCATAAAAGCGCCTCCAGTGAAGCAGGAGACCCCTCTATGACGATATTTCATCATGAGTTTGTCAATACCCTCCTAACACTTCCCGCAGCCAGGGCACTCCCCCATAATCTCTGTGCACAATTCCATTTCCTCTTTGGCAAGATCAGACAGTAAGGAATGCGCCTTGTCTTTCGCTTCTATGAACCTTTCAATGTAAAGGGGATATTTCTCCACGTCCACTACGGCGCAAAAGGCTTGCCACATTTCGTTTAAACATTCCATAAACTCCTGTTTTTTATTCATTTTTCATTCCCTCCCTTCTTTATATCCCAACTTATCAAAACATTTAGGACATAATGTTTTATATGTTTCGCTGGTCAATTCCGAATCTGGTGTTTCGAGCCATCTTCGAGCGGTTCCGTTGTCGAAATCTTTCCAAGGTATAAACTTCCCGCAAATATCACATTTCAGCGTTACTGGAAATGCCCTGTTATATGACCTAATATCAAGCCTTACGGTTCCATCTTTATCAATTTCTGCTCCTGTTAATCTGTCTTTCATTTCATTCCCTCCCTTCTAATTCATTTTTGTCAAAACCTGCATAAAAGGCATCCCCATCCAGCAGGACGCCATAGTCATATATTTTGGCTTTGTGTGATTCAAACCCTATCCGAGCAATCACCCCCTCATGGCCTGCCTTCCAATATCCATGATCCACTTTAATTTTGATCTTATCTCCTATTTCCATCCCTCACCCCTCCTTTTTAACTGGTTCGATCCAGTCAATGTCTAAACTAATTCTGCCGCCATAATCGCCATTCCTTCCTGTCCGTTCCTGCACTTCTCTTGATAGTTTGCTGTATTCCTCTTGCCATTTGTTTTTGCACAGATGACATCGGTCAATCTGCCCATACTGGTTAAATTTGCAATAACAATCCTGAGGCCGGTGGATATAAACCGCAATGCCCAACCAACCCCAAGCAGTTCCGCGGTGATGATGGACTTTTACATTCTCATACCTTTGGGAAATCAAGAATTTCTTAACCTCTTTTGATTCAGTCTTTCGGTCTGTCCATTTCATTTTATCCTCCCTTCTGCCTTATTTATGGCTTGTTGTAAAATGTCAAGACATTTCTGGGGTGGCGTAACTGTTTGAATATCATCGGCTACCATTTTGGAAACATATCTCACCGCCAGCTTACAGGCCCTCAATAACTCCTGGAATATTTCATCCTTTTTCTCTTTAAATTCTTGTGTTTCCATTTTATCCTCCGTCCCGGTGATCTGTCGGGTGAGTCTGGGGTTAAAAGGTTAAACCGGTATAATCCACTGAAAACCTGGTAATTGCTCGACTTGTGCGAATAGCCTGGCTGCCGCTGTGTATTGCTGTTTGACATCATTCAGATAATGCCCTTTATTCATTAATTTGATTGCTCTTTCAGGTTCATTACAAATGGCTACATCAAAACTTTCATACTGATCAAATTGAACTATCTTCTTTCCGACTGCCTTATATTCCATTTTATTTCCTCCCTTCTCCCCGTATGGCCATGGGGTCACAATTTTTACAATCTTTTCCAAACAATCCCTTTGATGGGCAGACTGAAGGACGATGTTTAATTTTTAATATCTCTTGGTAATGATCCATATGACATTTTCCCCAAATATTATGAAGATTTCTCTTACACACTCCACATGAAATTATTAATCCTTTTTTACATTTCATCTCAATCTCCATTCTCCCCGTGCGGCCGATAGGACAGCCGGTTCTGAGTTAGTTGATTCTGATCGTTTCAAATTCATTCGCCTTTTCGATCTTGGCTTCTGCTGTTGGATTCCCGTTTCTAAGATCATGTAAGCGATAACAAGGCCAGCAGGCCACGAGGCCAACAGCCTTATAGCCATCACAAAGCGGACATCGATTTGAAGCCCTCACATTTTCGTTGTCAATTTTCATTTTAAACCTCCTTCTCTGTCATGCCGAGGACAGTCTAAGGTTAGATTGTCTCTGCAATTTCTTTTATTGTGGATTCAAGATGTTTGGATATAATATGTCGGAGATTAGTAATTTTATAACCAAGTTCCCATAGACGGCATTGAAGTTTATCTTCCTTTTCCGTCCATCCACAAGTTTGGGCTTCTTTTATTGTTAACCCTGCAAATCTTTCAAGAGCCTTTTTGATGGCCAGAGCTTCCGCCTCATACTCTCTTAATATATCTTTCATTTTATACCTCTTTCTAGGCAGTTTATTGACTTGCCTAGGTCAAGGTTGAGGGTTTATTCAGGTAATTTATTAATAATTCTTGAGCAATAATATTGCCCTGCGGTCTTTCTAAGATAATCACATTTTTTGCTTTTCTTCGATGAATTAGAAAAGCAATGTTTAGTTTTGCAATATTCTATAATCTCTTTTAAACTCTTCATCTTAATCCCCTTTCCAGCAGTTTTGTGTCATGCTGAGGACGGCTGAGGGTTAATCCCCTTAGCTATTATTTGATGGTTTGAATTGAGAAGCCTTTCTTAACATTGCTAATCCTTCTCGTGCTCCTTCACCGATAGGATCATATTTTCTTTTGGGTTTTGGGGTTAATCTTTTTAACCCCTCTATTTTCCCAAACTCTTTTAAAATTTGTTTTCTTCTATTCATTTTCTTCCCCTTATCACCCTGGTGCGGCAAGCCAATTATTGGGCTTTACCACACCACGTACACCAGGTCTGGGTCCCGTATACCGGCATCCCGCAGTGCCGGCAAGGTTTAGATTTGATCATCTTTTCCTCCTTTTTAGTTTTTACTTTATTAATATCTGCATGAGCCGTGCCAAAAACTTTATTCTTTTTTTCACACCCATTATCGTTGAAATCATTAAGCAATTCCCTTTTTTGAATGTCTGATAATATTTCCGATATTCCAAAAGTGACGCAATTTGCGGCTCAAGTGACAATTTTTGTACGATTGAATCTAAAAAAACTCTTAAAAAGGAACCTGCGCTCACGCGTCTATCAGGCACAGGCTCGAGGGCCTTGACAAAACAAAATAATGTTTTATAATGTTGAACACTAAAAAAAATCTCTTGACAAATCAAAAAAAAGGTTTAAGATAGATGGTAATGAAGATCCGCTATGCTGGTAGCGGAATAAAAGCCATCCAGCAGGCTTAACCGAGCCTGAGCCATGAGACGTCGAACATACGTAGTTGCCTCTATTAATCGGTAAATAATATGGGTAGACTCCTACAAAACACCTGGATTTACAGACTTCACAACGAGCCTAATAATAGAACCCTGCCTTTTGGACGTAAGAAGCACCGTAAAAGAACTCAATTAAATTCCGTCTCTTTAAGAGAATGTGCAGTTGAAAAACAGGAGAGAACATCGGCTCGTTACTGGAACTGGCGAAAGAGAGTATTGACCCGTGACCATTTCGCCTGCACAGTATGCGGGAATACGGGACGCAAAGTAAAATTAGAAGCACATCATATCAAACCCTGGTTCGACTTCCCCGCTAAACGCTTCATGCTGGATAACGGAATAACACTCTGCTTTGATTGCCACAACTCAAAACATCCTTGGAGATTTGATAAACCCACTAAAATTATTCAACAATTCGATCATATAACACAAGAACTCATTAAAAAAAGACTGTCTAAAATGCCTTTATGGATGAATAAATAATCACTCTTACACCTTGCCTCCATCACACAACCATAACCCCACAAACAATCCATCATCGCACACCATCCCCAAAATAACTCTTGACAACCCTAAAAAAATATGTTTTATACTCGATTATGGTAAAATTAACACTGAAACAACGTAAATTTTGGAAACATTACCAGATTCATCATAATGGCGCTGCCGCTGCTAAATATGCTGGTAGCAATGGTAAAAATGGGAATAGCCTAAAAGTTGCAGGGTCACTACTTTTAACATCGTTAAACCTATCGATGCCAGAACTACTTAATGCACAGGGATTAACCGATGAAGCCTTAGCTCAGCCCCTCAAGGATGGGATGCAGGCCAAGAAGCCTCTAATCGCTACCTGGGAAGGTAAGATCACAGACCGGATCGACGTTGATGATCATCCTACCCGCCTCAAGGCTGCGGAATTAATCGGGAGGATGAAAGGAGTTTTCGTCGACCGACACGAGTTGACCGGCAGGGATGGAGGGGATATCATCCTCCAAGTTAAGATCCCTAAAGGTAAGGGGCACCGGCAAACCATCGAGGTGGGGGAGGAGTGAGACATTTTGTCTTCGATTTCAACATTTTCCTAGAACTCACAATGTGACAACCATGCATGTTTGCGGGTCGTTTATAATGTGGATAAGTAAGGATGCTGTAACCATGCGGGTTAGCGGGTGAAAATTAATAACATAATGTCCGTTATCAGACGCTATGTAAGTATATTTCACATCATTTTTGGCAGGCGGTGTGATCGGGCAGGTGCATCAGTGGGGTCAAATACGGTGATCGATATCGGGGGGCCAGAATCAAAAACCCATATTGACCCCCTTCTTCCTCGCCGGTATACATATATATTACCCCCTTCATATATCCAGTCTTTTCAGTCTCTCCCAGAATTTTTTTCTTACAGGATTCATCTGAAATTTTTTTATCTTTTGGATTGGCTGAAAAATTTTCTATATAGAGAGGATTTATGGGTTTACCAATTAGGGTATCGTTTGAGCCATCGGAGACGCAGTGGGAGTTTATAAGTTGTCAGAAGCCGGAGGTTTGTTTGGTGGGGCCCCGGGGCGAGGGGAAATCGGATTCTGGAATTATGGCGATGAGTTATCATGCTTCGTTGCAGGACAAGAAGTATAAGCCTATTCCTTGGGCGATAGTAAGGGATACCTGGAAGAATTTAGAGAGGACGACGTTGAGGAGTTTTCTTTTTCCATCTGAGAAGTCATTTATGGCACAAATTAGAAGTAGGCTCAGGATGCGGGATGGGGGGAGGTTTTTGGAGTTGCCTGGGGTATGGACGGCGTTTTTATTTGGGGTGGATACACCGGACGATCTTAATCAGCTTCAGTCCATGCAGTTGGGGGGGCTTTGGATAGAGGAGGCGGCTCCGGCGATGCAGGAGGAGATTGGGAGAGGGGTAGCGGAAGAGGTTTGGAGTATTGGGATTACTTCTCTTAGGCATCCGCTTATGTCAGAAAATGCTTCTGGGTGGCTAAAAGAAGTTTGCCTGCCTGTGCTCTGGCAGACAGGCCTGCCTGTGCTTGTCCGCACGCAGGCGGGCGGGAACAATGGTGGATTGGGACTTCTTAATCCGAAAGAGATTAAAGAAGGTTTGCTTCTTGGTGCATTAACGAGAGATCCCGAGGGGGGATTGGTTATAAGAAATAGGAGGGCTCAGCTTACCCAAAACTATCCTTCGGAAGACCATTGGAGTTGGATGAGGTTTCATGAAGATCCTACCCCCGATAGGGCATTGTTCAGGATTCCCCGCGGCGAAAATATTTATGTGGACGATCAGTATCGTGAGACGATGAAAAGGGCCCTGGAGAATAGGCCAGATTTACTAGATCGCCTTGTTATCGGTAGACCAGCTCACGTGCAGGTTGGGGAAAAAGTTACTCCTGAGTATAATGAAAGTTTACATCGTTCTAAAGAAAATCTAAATCCTATGCCCCAGTTAACAACTTTCAGATTTTGGGACGGGGGACTTTCTCCAAGTTGCGTTTTTGCTCAACTTACTTCACGGGGTAAATTTATCGTTACCGATACTTTGCGTGGATCAAATGTCGGGATGAAACAGTTTATAGGAATGTTCGTGAAACCTCTTTTGGCGGAAAGGTATGTTAAGATAGATAAATGGAGAGACATAGGAGACCCATCCTTAAAAGAACGTGACCAGAGTGATTCTACCGTAACGGCGGCAAAAATTATCGAGGAAGAGCTTCAAACTACGTTTGAGGCAGGGATAGCCTCATGGCAGTCAAGACTGGAAGCCATGAGAGAATTACTTTCAAGATTGGTAGATGGTGAACCGATGTTTGTGGTGAGTAAACATGAGAGAATACTGCACAGGGCGCTCTCTGGAGGATGGCATTATCATAGGGATTCGGCAGGGAGAGTTTTAAGAGACCTTCCCGTTAAAGACGTCCACTGTGTCGATGAGAAAACAGAATGTCTTACTGTGGATGGATGGAAAAATTATAATGGAATTAAATTGGGGCAGAAAATCTACGGATACGATTTTAAATCTGGGGACTTAACGTTGGATGAAATTAAGGATGTTCATTATTATGAGGGAAACCATCCTGTTTTATCTTTTAAAAACTTACAGATGGATATGGTATGCACTCCAAAACACAACTGTGTTATGGCAAGAAGAACAAGAAATCATAATGGGACTGAAAATTTTTATCCTCCAGCTTTTGTCCTTGCCCAAAATATCCACACTGGTCATCAACATCTAAGGGTTGCTCCAATTTCTCAATATGTAAGGCGTCCAAAAGATAAAGAGTATTCAAATGAATTTATACGACTATGTGCATGGGTAATGACAGAAGGAACATATAGAGATACAGGACAAATCTGGATTTCTCAATCATTTTGTGCTAATCCAGAATATTGCGAACAGATTAAGCGATTAATTAAAGTATTCCCCAATACATATTTCAGGACTGAAAAAAAAGGATCAAGACCAATGCTTAATGCGATCCTAAAGTGGGAGATTGCATATCTGATTAAAAAACTTATGCCAGATAAATATCCTTCTCCAGAGTTTATTTCTCAAATGACTAATTCACAAAAAAGATTATTTCTGTTTGAAGCAATTAAGGGAGACGGGGATAATCCCATAGTACTTCCAGATATACGTAATATTTCTCGATTAAGAGATTTTTGGCATCAAGATACAACCCCCCGAATAGCAAATGGCAATAAGGGGGAGTCGGACGCCATTCAGCATATAGCTACACTTGTTGGTATCCGTTCGATTCTGCACGAAAAAAAAGGAAGAGGTTGTAGCCATGTATCATTAACAAAACTTGGGCAATATAGTCATTATAAGGAAAAACCCGTTCGGGGTGAAGTTAATGGAATTTGGTGTCCAGAAACAATAACCCATACATGGATAGCCAGAAGGAATGGGCAGGTATTTATTACTGGTAATTCTCACCCCTCAGATGCCCTCTCGCATGGGATCGCTAAAATATTCAGGTATCAGAATGAGGCAAAAATAAAACTGCCTGCGTCGAGGAAGAATATAGCCATAGGATCATCGGTGCAACCGTTATTCGTAAGCGGGAGGTAGCCCCATGAATGGGTTAAAAGATGTATCCAAAGTAAACTACCCCACAGTAGAACTGTGGGGCATTGCAGTTCCAAGAGAAAGAGATTTTAGAGATTCAGGGTGGACTGCGATAGGCAAGTTTACGCTTGCCCTTTGAGAAATATTAATAGCGCCATTGAGGTCGGCATGACAAGAAAAACCACAACATTGGCAGACAAACTCGGATTGAGACTTACGATTGGATTTGGAGATATGGCCACAATCGGAACACATCCTGGAAGTATTTCTTGGATTAACGAAAGATACTGGAATTCCTGCCAATTTAGCCTTATAGGAGATAAATTTTCCAAGCTCGTCAAACGACCATTTTCCGAATTGCTCTCTTTGCTGTTTCCTAACCGAGACCCGAAATCCTTTAAGATTTTCAAGGGCTATTCCCCTTCGGGTGTCTTTAGCAATTTGAACAATTTTCTTCGCAATGGTGTGATTGATTTGTTTCTTGAAGCGTCGCTCCCTTCCAGAAATTTTTTTCAGATGTCTTTTAGCAGATTTGGAACCTTTCTTTTGCAAAGCTTTTTTGATTTTAGTCATTTTCTTGCGAACAGTATCAACCTCTTCACCGGAAAAGTTTTCTCCATCAGAAGTGGTGGCAAGATTTACGATTCCCAAATCTACTCCGATAAAACTTTCAATATCCTTAACATTATCTTCGGGAACCTCGCAAACCTGAAACAGATAAAATTTCCCCTTCTTGCAGATAAGATCAGCCTCTCCCTTAATGTAAGGCAGATATTTAGGATTGTGGCAGATAAAAGGGATTCTCAATCTATTATCAATAGACCAGATGGAAATAGAATCTTCTTTATAGGAGAGGATACGAATATCGTAAGTAATTGCACCAGTTGGCTTAAAGACTCGCTTCGATTTCTTATCGGGTTTGTAAGCGTTAACCACTTTAGAAATACATCTTACGACCATTTGTGCCGAAAGATTAGAAGAATCACGGATGATACGATAAATAAGATGGTGAAGCCTGAATTGATTAAATTCTCTCTTCTCCCACGCAACGTCAGAAATCTTATTGCAGGCAACATTGGAAACCTTCATGGTATCCAAAAGAGATTGTGCCTGTTCTTTGGTCGGGAGAAGTTTTATCTGAAGGGTCAGTTTCATAGTTTAAATATAACTCATATATTTGAGATTGTCAAGAATAGATTTGGGAAGGGGGCGCGGGCATTCCTCCCCGCAGTAAACTGACGGGGTATCCTGCCCGAAATTTTATGACGGATACTGAGAGAAAGATTGAATCAGGAATTGATGCCCAGAGGAGAGCCAATAATTGTTTGGTGGATATTAAGAATGTTCTTGCCAAATGGAAATGCACCATTGATCCTATTATTCAGATATCCAGTCAGGGGATCGGGAGAAGTTATGCGATTATTCCGTTAGTGGAGAGGCCGATGGGATGAATTGTCGATGCGGGAGACCAACGCTTACCGATGATACGCTCTGTGCAAGATGTAGATATTACCAGAATGTGTTCAGTCCTCCAACGCCTTTGTTTGAAAGTAAAAGAGAGAGGGCGTTAAAGGCGATAACGATGAAGAGGATGATGAAAAGTTCATCCAAAATAATGGTGGTGGAATGAAAGGCAAATGGACGGAAATATTCACCCGTTGCAAGAAATGTATTCTGGAAATTCGTTTGTACTTTAGTGATTTTTTATTGGAACTTGCATTTTTGGTTGTTCCAAAAAATAGAGAAGATATAGAGTTTATTAAGAAATCCTGCGAATGGCATCTATGGAATGTTAAAGATTTTATGAAATGTAAATGGGAGTTATTTATTGAAAGGAAAGTGGACTGAAATTTATACTCGTCGAGAAAAGGACATCTCTGGTCATTTAGAAAAGACAGACGGGATTGACCACGGGCAGGGATGGGCTTGCACCTGTGGATGTAATAAACGTGTGCCTCATCGAAAACATAGTGATGGACAACCAAAGGATGTTTGTGTTAATGGATATATACCGACTACGGGTGGAGCGAGTGAGATGTATCGGGAAAATTACGATCTGATAGATTGGTCAATTGAATGAAATGTAAACGGTGTGAATGCGAATTGGAAGATATGGGGGATTATGAGCGATGAGCGAATTCGAGAAGAAACTCATTATTGATATTTTAAAGGCATTAAAAGGAGTACAAAAGAAACTTCAAGAATTAATAAGTAAGTAGCCTAACACTCAGTAATGCACGAGACTAAAGGCCGCACGGTGTGAACCGATGTGGTCTTTTTTTATGGAAGGAATGAGATGGCAGAAAATATAGAGAATATTGACGACAAAGAATTGAAGGAACGAGAAGAAGCGACAGATGCTCTTGCAGGAGAAGACGAGAAACATTTCGTTGATTATTGCATCGAATCAGCAAGGGAGTCCCGTGATTCCCGCAGGGATGTCCTCAACGCTATGTCCCTTCTCTGGGATGCCTACCAGAACATGATGGATTTCGGAGATAAGGAAGAATGGCAGTCCAGGGTGGTGACGAACAAACCATTTGCTGCAGTAGAGCGTGCCATCGCCATTATCCGCAAGGCGTTTAAGAATCCCAATTATATTACCGCTGAAGGAATAGAGGTTGAGGACAAGGATATGTCCGAGGAAGTAAAGAAGGCCATGATTTACTGGTGTTCTCCTCAGAAAGTAGACTTCCCCAGAAAGTTCTCCAACGCAGGCAGGATGGCAATGGCGGTTGGGCTGTCCCTGGAATTAATTCCAAGATGGGAAAATCAACTTGTGTTGGATTGGACGGAACCGTGGAAGATACTTCGTGACCCTGATGCACTTCCTGGGGAACCCTGGTCTGGAAATTACTGGATTCACGAAGAATGGATAGACAAATGGAAACTGGAGGAAGAAGGTAAAAAAGGATACTACATTAATATTGATGAGGTAAAAGAAGGGGGAACGGAAACTGGTCTGGAATCCAACAAGGAAGAAATTGAGAGACGGAAGAAGATGTTCTGGACGAGATCATCCTTCAGAAAATCCGTCCTTGTTCGAGAATTTAACGGTGTGGTGCTTGATAAAAAAGGCAAATTGCTTCTTCCTAACGCCAAATATACAGTAGCGGCAGAAACACTTATTCGTAAACCCTCCGTCATTCCTTTCGTTAATATCCGGTGGCCTGGCAGTTCTTTTTCTCCGCTTCCTCATATCCTTCGTTATGATGGTAGGGGATTGATCGAAGGCGTTTTTGAGATTTGGAAGATGCTTAACAAAATGCTGTCTCTTACGATGGATGATTTTTCATGGGTCGTGAACAGGATGAGGGAAATAGTTCCCGAATTACTCCTTGATCCCACCGATTTGGAGATATATCCAGGAAAAGACTTATATCGTTCCACCGACCAGTTGGATCAACCCGTAGTTCGTGACCTTCTTGTAAACTCCAACATTGATAAAATCCTTGCCGTTGCGCAATACATGGCTCAGCAGATTGATAATGGAGACTTTGTATCCGAATTTGTATCAGGACTGCCCGGGAGCCGGTCACAAATTACAAAAGGAGAGGTAGAGATTAAGACGGAGCAGAATCTTGGAATATTTGACTCCATCGGGACAGAGGTGGAGTCTGGCGCTGTAAATGCGGGTTATGCAATGTATGAGACTATGATACTAAATTGGAATAAGGAATCTCGTCCATCTCCAGTCAGAGTGTTGGGAGAAAATCCATTTACACTATTTCTCGAAGGTGCGAGTCTCGATGAGAAGAAGGAGTTCCTGAAAGAGAATTGCGATATCCGTATTGTAGGGATTTCAGCACAGTTACAGAGAGAGGAAAAAGTGAAACTGTTAATGGCTCTGAAACAATATGCGGAGAGTCCGTTATTTAATCCTTTCTTCAAACCAAAAGAATTACTGGATGAGACGGTTGGAGCATTAGGAATGTATCGAGCACCATTTATTAAGACAGAACAAGAATTAATGCAGACACAAACCGGACAACAATTAGTTGAGATTCTCGGTAAGTTGGCCGCCTCCGGTGGGCCTGAAGTTAAGGCAAGGATACAGCAGTTCATAAGTTCGGTTTCTGGAGGCGGTGGAATGGCTCCAGAGGTTGGCGGAGGTAATGGTGGAGAGGCTGGTGGAGGTTTACCCACTGGTGGTGAAATTCCAGTTCCTCCAGAACAAACACCTACCGTATAAAAAATAGGAGGATCGTAAAATGGGTATAGGAAGATATATAGTAACAGGTTGCGATAGTTCCGAAATAACCTCGAACAAAGATGGTTCAGTAATGGAAAGACTTGAGGAATTGCGTAATCTCATATTGTTTATAGGGGGAAAAGGTTCTCCGAGCCTGAGTCCATCGGTCTCTCCGTCGGTATCCCCAAGTGGGTCTCCATCTGTGTCTCCATCTATATCACCAAGTTTATCTCCGTCGGAATCGCCAAGTGGATCGCCCTCAGTTTCGCCATCTTTTTCTCCAAGTGTGAGTCCTTCAGGGTCTCCGTCAGAATCACCGAGTTTGTCGCTGAGTCTCAGTCCCTCTGAATCACCATCTGAGTCACCGAGTCTCAGTCCAAGTGCTTCTGAGTCTCCAAGTGTATCAGCCTCGGCGAGTCCAAGTGAATCTCCCAGTGAATCTCCAAGTCTGAGTCCAAGTGCTTCAGTATCGCCTTCTGAATCACCCTCAGCATCACCGTCAGTTTCACCCAGTACTTAATGGGAGATAATAGAGTGGAAAATAACGTAACAAGTTCAGGTAGTTGTCGCAGATGCGGAAATTGTTGTAGATATCATATTTTTGAGCCATGGCAGTTCAAAAATGATATGGAATGGCTAAAAGTTAGACAGGGTTGGATGTCTGGCAAACTTGCCGTAGTTCCAACACTCCCGTGTCAACATCTCAAGGGTAATGATTGTATGATTCACGACCGTAAACCCTCATTTTGTAAGGATTATCCTGGTAAGCAAGAGGACTGTATCCCTGAGTGGATGGATGCAATGGGATGTAAATTCTTTGAGGAGGAAGAGAATGGGAAAAAAGAGTTTAAAAGGACAGAAGAAAGTGCAAGTAGTAATGCATGAATTCAAAAAAGGAACTCTTCATTCTGGTAGTGGGGAGATAGTTAAAAACCCAAAACAGGCGATAGCAATCGCAATGTCTGAAGCAGGATTAAGCAAATCACAAAAGAAATCAACCAAAGGCAGTCCAGAATTCACCGATACAGAAATGTGTCAAGGTTACAGAAAAATATAGGAGGTAGAAAGATGGCAAAGCAGAGTGTGGAATCAGATGTATCGAGCGTAGAGGGAGCGTTGGCCCAGGTAAACCAGACAACTGGAGCAAGGAAGCCGAGAAGTAAAATCCTTGCACAAAATGATCCCGTAACCCCGAAGGGATATACCAAGTTGGGATCAGGTGGGTTTCCCAGAGACGGTAAACCTCATGCCACGGACAATCGTGGGGAGGGAAGTGCATGATGGCCGACTTGTACGGCTATTCAACCAGAGAACCTTTTGAATCGGAGACAAAGTATTTTAGTGAGAATCCGAATATTGCGGGGATGGGCACCGAGGACAAAAAGATAATACTTAATCCCCACAGGACTTTTACTGATGTTGAGAAACAATCTGTACTCAAGAATGAGGCAATCAGGTTATGGATGAAGGACAGAAATATAACTCCAGATTTTGAACTTACCCCTGAGCAGGTGAAGACATTTAAGGGGACTCCTTACGAGAAGGATGAACTGGCTCTCAAACACTCTATCATATCAAGGATATTGAGTGGAGATCCTTCTGCGGGGGTTATAACTCCAGATCAACAGGGTTGGGCTGACAAGGTAAAGGTAATGCTGGAGAAAAAGGACACCTTAGGGGGCATGATTGATTCTGTTAATAATTCACGAATTTTAAAGTGAGGCGACATTGTGACTGAAGTTAATCCGGTAACCGGATACCCGAAGGAAGAATCAGAGAAGGATGGTAACGTCGAGAAGTATAATCGGCTTAATGACCAGAAGGGGCGGTCTGACCAGTTACAGGCCGATTTGGAAAGCGAAAGCGGGAAGACGATCCTTAACTGTATTCAGGAGCAATTATTGGCGAGGGTGAATCATCTCATAGAATCTGACCCAGAATCCATGGCTCTGAAGAGACTTATTATCTCAATGGGTTTGACGCTAAATATTGGGGCGAAAGCGGTAGAATCATTAATGAAAATTTTAACTAAGAAATAGATTGGGATAGTGTTTTTTATTATAGTATCTGTTTCTTTCGTATTGGATAGCACAGACTTTGTGGTAAGAATTGGAGACGTTTTGTGGCTGGTCATATTGCTTACAGTATTTACACTTGCGCCAGTTGGAATGTCCACAGGCGTTTAATGCTCTCATTCGTTGGTGTAGCACCCTATGATAGGCATCACTTTCACATATAATCAAATCGGTAGCGTTTTTTATCGAGGGATGATGATGAATGACAACGCCTCTCGGAAGTGGGTGACCGAGGACTTTTTCGGCAATCAAGATATGCTCAAATACATACCCCCTGCTTGCCCTTGGGTGATTCGGAGATTTGACCATTACATAGCCTTGGCGTTTTACGCTTTTTCCACCATTCCAGTTGTGATGTTTTGGGCCACGATAAGACGTATTTTTATGGGATTCGCTCATCTTTTGTCTTGTCTCAAACGAGAGAATTGTTCCTTCTTTAGCTTCACTAAGTTTTTTCTTGGTTTCATCAGAATGGTGAAATCCTTTAGCTCTGGGCATATCTTATTTCTCCTTTTTCGCTTTGTCCCACCAAGCCGTTTTACACTTGGGGCATTTGCGAACATCTTCCATTCTTGGAATCCAAGAATAGTTGCATCGTTTACAATGAAGTTTTGGAGGAAGTTTTATTTTCATACTTTTACTATACCTTATAAGGAATATTTTGTCAAGTGGGCCTGAATAAGATACCCCACATTATTGGAAGTGGCCCCGAAAGGATACGCCAAGACGATTAACAATTTGATGCTCCGAAGTCTAACGGGAGATTTTATGCTCCCAAGCGATAAGGGGAATAAGGAGAAAATAAAATGGCAGAGTCAGCAAGTTTAAGTCCAAGTGTAAGCCCAAGTGTATCGCCAAGCGCAAGTCCCAGCGCAAGTCCCAGTGCTTCACCTTCTCCGATTCCTGCTGCTGGAGTAACTTATACGATTCGTGAAAGGATAAGGATTGGGAAAAAATATATGGTTTTTGCTGCAATAGTATTCGGGGGCACTAACGAATATTATCCAAATGGTGGGATAGCATTAACGACAGGAAGCCTTGGATTAAGAGATACTGTGAATGCTGTAGTAATCCTGGAGTCTAATGCAACCGCATATGATTATGAATGGGATAGATCAGCAAACACTATTCGCATGAAAGATAATACTCATGCGGAGATTGATGATGCTTCATTAGCATCGGAGATCACTCTTGAATTACTAGTGATTGGCTGGTAGTAAAATCTTAACCCAGCGAACCTTTATGTAGATACTTCGCTGGAAATATCCCCCCAGTCAATGGGATACGGATAAGGAGGATAATATGGCAGGAAAAGTATTAACAGAAGACGATTTCAACAAAGGTGGAGACCCTACGAAAGAGGATACTTCTTCACAATCCATACCCGCCGATCAGAAGTTTGATCAAGACGGTAAGGCAATTGTAGAAGAACCCGAAAAGGTTGAGACTCCCAAAGAGGAAGAAGCCAAGGTAGAACCTCTACCTAAACCTTCAGATGAATTTAAACCCAAACATAAAACTTGGGAAGAAACGGAAAAGGCTCGCGTAGAACTGGAACGGGGATTTCACGATAAGTCCATGCGAGCATCTGAGCTTGAGAAGAAGGTTGCTCAATACGAGAAACCTGTGGAGAAGCCAGTTCCCACCGAGGATGAACGTATTGCTGAGATCACGGATGAAGCACTTGCGAAGATCAATGCCTTACCTGCGGACTCTCTAACAAGGGATAGGGATGCGGCTATCGTTTGGGGAAAGGCTCAACGCAAGATATCCAGATTAGAGATTGATGAAACCAACAAACAGTTTCAGTCCGAGAGAGAGATAGTGACTAAGACATACGAAAAAGCGCAGAGAGAAGGCATTAAGACAGACGCGGAACTTCGTATTCTTGGTTTTGAGTATTCAAAAACAGACGCATTTCTTGGTTCGGATGAAAGAATCAATCAAGCCGTGGAGAGCACCAAAGGGATTCTGGCACAGATTCGTGAAGGGTTTGTCAGAGATCAGGAACGGGATAAAAAAGAGAAAGATGATCTGAAGGTATTAGGTAGGGGTTCTACCCGAAAGGAAACAAAAGAAGAAAAAGAAGGTAAGCCAGTAACGATGTCACAACAGCTGGCTGAACTTAACGAGAAGCGGAGGATGACGAAAGATGACCTCCGCTAATAAAAAGGAGGATTATTATGGGTGCTTTTACATGGGTAGGATCATTTGCAAGTGGTGTGCTGAAAAGCCACGCTCTTTCAAAAGAATTAAGATATGCGGCAGTTGCAGAATTTGAAATTGCTCAGTTCTGTCGCTCGGAACCAGGTTTCGGCCGCAAATTGGGTGATACTATCACTATCACAAAAATCAAGAACCTTGCTGTCCCTACTTCGGCAGCATTGTCGGAACATGAGGACATTCCGATTGATACTTTGTCAATCGGGACAACCGGAATCACAGTGGCAGCCCTCGGTCGTGGGGTTGAATACACATCCCTCGCTGATGAATTGTCATTCTTCGAGATCAAGACTCCGATTCAGAAGAAGTTACGGGATCAGTTATCGCAGGTCAACGATAACCTCGCAGCCACAGCCTTCAAGACTACTTATGTTGTTGCCACTCCAGTCTCAGCCACCGGAATTACATGGTTGAAAGATGGAACAGCTACTACGGTTGCAACAAACAATATGAGCGTGGCTCATTGTGGGGTAATAAGGGATTATCTCAAGGATACCCTACTTGTTCCTGCATATGAGAAGGGTAACTTCATCGGACTTGGTTCCACAAAGTTACTTCGTGGAATTAAAAACGACCCCGATTTTCAAATCTGGAGACAGTGGCTCCGGCCTGGGGATGTTCTGTTCAACTCCGAAGTTGGGATGGTTGAGCAGATCAGGTGGATCGAGATCAACAACACATCCGCCCTTTCCAATGCTAAGGGAGTCGCAGGAGTATTAGGTGAAGGACTCGTTTTCGGGGATGATGGAGTAGCGCTCGCCGAGGTGGAAACACCAGAGTTAAGGGCTGCAATCCCTGGTAACTTCGGTAGGTATCAAGCAGTAGCGTGGTACGGAGTTTTAGCTTACGGCTTGATATGGTCATTAACGAGTTCGGCAGGTGAGTGCAGAGTGGTGTATATAACTGGAGCCGCTGCGTAAGCCTTGACATTCCTTTCCCAACTTGAAACTGAGTTGGCAAAACTAAAAGAGTAAAAGGAGGTTTATTATGTGGGGTGGAAAGCAATTGAAAACATTTGAAGGAGGAGGTGCGGCAGGAGCTGCACAGTCACTTACGTCAGGTGCTACAATTCATACGTGGACAATTCCGGTTAGGTGTAGACCTATCCGAGTTGGGTTCACTCTAACAACCGCTGTCACAGTCCAGTCTGCTATTCTGCGGTTCGATGTGATTAATCGTACGGTTGCCGCAGTTGCACAGACCACTACGTCTGGAGGTTGTGGCACAATTACCATGCCCGTTTCTACGGCAGGAATTGGGAAAGCCTATTACGAAAATACCGACTATGTTGCAGCAGGGACAGGAGCATGGAACGAGTATCTTGAAGAAGGTGATCGGGTTGCCGCCGTGGTTAGTCAGGCATCTACGGCAGGTGCAGGAGTTCCTTTCCTGGTTGTAGAAATTGATCCCGAACAACCTGCTAACAATAGTTCGATGATTGCTGGCTAATCGTCAGTAAGTATTTAATCAATGGGGGAGGATACGAGGTTCGCCTCCCCTCCCTCAAATTTAATTAAACGGGAGGTTTTATGGCACAGGCACAAGTAAGGACGTTCCCTGGATATGGTGTGGTTTATCCAGATGGGGTATCAGGGATTAAAGTGGTAGGAACATTTACGCAGGGGCCGTTGAAGATTGTCAATCCAGACGGTAGTGTGGCGTATACTACTCCTGCTCCCACTATCCATGAACTATTCGGAGGTGGTTTTGTATATTCCAGTGGTAGTCCCGTAACCAAAAGAGAACATCTGGAGATATTGCCAGGTGGAATGCGTGAGAGAGCACTTAAATGGTTTGATGGGAGTGGGGAACTATCGGTTGTTGCAAAGGAAGATATTCCACCTCTCAATCTGGATGAGAAGCAAAGGCCTGAACCTGTTTATGTACTTTCTTCTGAATTACCTATGAAGAAGGATGTAATAAGAGAAGATTTAGATATTCAGGCATTAAGCGGTCCGCCTCCAGTCGATTTTCCAAAAATAATTAATTCGGTTTTTGATGCAATTAAAGACCTTACTAATACGTTAAGGGAACAGGGGAAGCAAATAGTGGAACTCAAGAAACGTCCGAAGGCTCCGAGAAGGATGGCTATCAGCGAAGCAAAGCATGGTAAACAATCTTTGGCAATGAAAGCCAGATGGGCTGATCCTGTGTATAAAGCCAAGATGACCTCCAAAGGAATGTTGGCAAAATGGAAGGATAAGGGGGTAGGAGAGAATTTAAGAGATAAAAAGAGGGATGAGAATGGGAAAGACGCTACCTAAACCAGTTAAGATATGTAGGAAGTGTAAACAGATTTTTGTGGACGATGACTTGTATCGTGGAACTTGCCCAAACTGCGGGAGTAAATCGTGATCGTGGGAAATGGGGATATCGCAACTGCTATACGAGATGGAGGTTTAGATAAGGATAAATTTATCTTCTTCTGTTCAGGGGTTTCTAATAGTGCAGAAATTCGTGAATCCGAATATCAGAGGGAGATTGACTTGCTCTGGGAACAGGATATATCAAAACATCTGGTTTACTTTAGTTCATTATCAATTTTTTATTCTGATTCTCGTTATGCACATCATAAGAAGAAAATGGAATTATTGGTTAAGGGAAGTTTTGAACACTACACAATTACCAGGATGGGAAATATCACATGGGGCTCAAATCCCTGCACTCTTATAAACTTTATAAGGAACAAAATCAGAACCCGAGAGCCATTCGATGTCAAGGATGTCTACCGATACGTTCTGGAAAAGGATGAGTTTCTTTACTGGATTAATCTGATTCCCGATTGGTCATGCGAGATGAATATTATTGGAAAACGCATGAAGGTTAAAGACATCATCAAGGAATATTGTTATCCATGGAGATTCGATGGCTCTATTGAGTATAATTATACCTTCTCGCAACTGTAAATATGTCTCAAGAACTGTAGATGACATTTTTGAGAATGCCACAGGCTTGATCGAGTGCATAGTCCTTTTAGATGGATACTGGCCTGACCCACCCATCAAAGATTATCCAAATCTAACAATCATCCATAAGGCAGAAGTAACGGGGATGCGAAACAGTGTCAACCTTGGGGCCAATCTCGCCAAGGGTAAATATATAATGAAGTGTGATGACCATTGCATGTTTGGTAAGGGATTTGATGAAATACTTCAGAAGGATATGCAGGATGATTGGCTGGTGAATCCCAGTCGATATGCCATGGATGTTGAGAAATGGGAAAGAACACGTGGGCCTACGGAATATCTATTTATAACCTATCCTTACATCAAGGATAATCTCTATGGCAATGGACTCCACGGGAAGAAATGGATTGGTGAAGATGGTATTGGAATCAATATGGGAGTTCAGCAATTCTACTGGAAGGAAGATCACCGAAGGAATATTCCCATTGACGATATGATGACATTTCAGGGAAGTTGTTGGTTTATGAGCAGGGATCATTATTTTAGAATCGGGGGACTTGATGAAAAACACTGTGACTTGATGGAGAATGAACCTCAAGAATTAGGATTTAAGACTTGGTTATCCGGTGGTCGGTGCGTGGTGAACAAAACTGCCTGGTATGCCCATATGCACAAGAACGAAAGGGAACTGGATAATCGTGGTAGGAGTTGGAAACTTTCTTGGGAAGCAATGAGGGCTACGGGAAGATTCCAGACATGGTATTGGATGAACGATAAGTGGCCATTGGCAACAAGAAAGATGAAATGGTTTGTAGACCATTTTTGGCCGATTCCTGGATGGCCGGAGAACTGGGAAGAGGACAAGATACGATACGAGAAAGAGCATCCTGAATTTTGTGGGAACTTCAGAATATTTGATGAGGATGGGATAGATTCACTTCAATGGACATAAGCATCTTATACTATACTTGTAATAGGATTGATGAATCTTTTGCCAATAGGGTGAGGAATCATCTGTTGGAGTCATCTAATGGAATTCCTATTATCAGCGTCTCTCATAAAGGTTTAGATTTCGGAGAGAATATTCGTGTGATAGATTTTGAGTCTTGCATCTACAATGTTTATAAGCAGATCCTCATTGGAGTTAAGATAGTTGAAACTAAATTTGTGGCTTGTGTGGAAGATGATTCTCTTTATACTCCAGAGCATTTTGCTTTCAGGCCGAAAGAAGATGCGTTTTATTATAATGCAAACAGATGGATGGTTCTTAACGATTCGTTTATGTTTAAACATCGAAAGGGAGCAACGTCCACGGGTATGTGGAATTGTATTGCACCAACGGAACTTATGGTTAAGACTCTCGGACTAAGATATGAGAAATATCCAGTTAAAGGGTCTCAGATTGGTTGGGGAGAACCCGGAAGGTATGAGTATAAATTAGGACTTCCTCCCGTGAAAGCATTGGCCTTTAGGACAGAGATTCCTAATATTACCTTTGCACATAGGACAAGTTTGGGAGGGATTAGAAGAATAGGCCCAAACGATACCATATCAAAAGAATTGCCTTACTGGGGAAGTGCAAGAGAGTTAAGGGAAAGAATGTGGAATGGAACTGGATGACTTAATAGTTAAGAGATTCAAGATAATACAAATGGATTCGTTGCCGTTTAAATCCGATGGAGGAACAAGGGAAATGCTTGCTGAGTTTATGGGTGAGATAGGATATAAGACAGGTGCGGAGATAGGAGTCAATAGGGGGGCATACTCGGAAGTCCTTTGTAGGTCAATTTCTAGCCTGAAATTAAAATGTATTGACCCATGGGCTCCGTTCAGGAGAAATTCCAAAGAAAAAATGGAAGGACATTTTATCCGTGCCTGCAAGAGATTGAGATCCTATGATGCAGAGATTATCAGAAAACCAAGCATGGAAGCCGTCAGGGACATTCCAGATAAGTCCCTTGACTTTATTTACATTGATGCGATGCACGAATTCGACCCCGTGATGCTTGACCTTATTCTCTGGAGCGACAAGATCCGACCTGGCGGTATGGTTGCAGGACATGATTATTCTGAACCTAATTGGTGGAATGGTGTGATGTCGGCAGTGAATAACTATACCAAGGAACACAATATCTTGAAGTGGTACATAACAGATGAAGAAGACCCGTCATTTTTTTGGATAAAAGCATAATGGATGGTCTATGTTATGGATTGATGGGAAGTTTCGTCAGAAGATATTTGAGGAAAAAGAGAGGATTATTTGTTTGTGATATTGGAAGTTGTGATATTAATGGATCATTCAAACCCTTATTTGGGAGACATAAATATTTGGGGTTAGATATCAAAGAGGGGCCGAATGTTGATATTATCTCAGAAGATTTATACAGATATCCATTTGAGAATGAGACATTTGATGTCGTTATCTCTGGTTCTACGGTTGAGCATGTGAAGAATATGTTTAGATGGATTGTGGAACTGAAAAGAATCGTAAAAAGAGAAGGTTTAATTTGCATTATTGCACCATCGGTATTTCGTATGAATCATCCGCATCCAGTGGACTGTTGGAGGATTTATCCAGATGGGATGAGGTTCTTATTGGAAATGATTGCAGGACTTGAAGTGTTGAAGATAAGAAGTAGTGGCTCAAAAAGAGGAACGATAATGTGTATGGGAATAGGTAAGAAATATGATTGATGCATTGGTTATATCCATAGACGAACCTCAACTTAACAGATGCTTAAAGGCTGTAGAAAACCAGACCGTTCCGTTCTTAAGGGTCATTCATATAAACGGGATTGTGCCTGAAAGTGAGGCCGTGAACCATGCCCTAAAAAAGGTTTCTTCGGAATGGGTGATGAAGGTGGACGGAGACATTATTCTTTATCCCAATGCCCTTGAAACTGTCATGAAATACATGGAAAAGGACTTGTCTCCTCAGGTATGCGGATATTACTTCGGACTAAAGGATACCTTTATGGATTGCGATATTGGTTTCTGTGGAGTCCTGAGAACTCAACCTTATCGGTCCGTGAAGCGTAAAGATAAGATGAATGGGGATTTAAACGTGGTGATCGAACTTCGTAAACAGGGCTGGTTTGTCCGAAAGTTACTCAAGGAAGGGATCATTATCGGGACTCACTTTGATAAGCCAGATGAATTTCAGGTGTTTGGGAGATTTTATCGCAGCGGGAAAAGAGCAGATGACAATACATTTGAGATAAATCAGTTGACTGGACTCTTAAATAAGACTGGTAATTCTCTATATGGAATTGCTCTTGATGCTATTCGGTTCGCAAAGACAAAGGACAGGTATTATATAGGAAGTCGAAACGTGGACTTTGATAAAAAGTTGTATGAGGAATTCAAAGATAATGAAAATTTCTGTGGTTATAGCCGTGCTTAATTCTCATGAAGTTGTCAGAAGGCAAATTGAGCATTTTAAGATGATGAATTTGTCTGATGAGGTTGAGTTTATTTTCGTGGATGATGGGAGCGAACCACCATTAAATAATGGAATGGTAAAAGGTGAGATAAAGAATTTGAGTTTCTATTTTACTAACGATAAACGTCCATGGACACAGGGATTGGCAAGGAACATGGGAGCATCTAAGGCAACAGGAGAATACCTATTCTTTACGGATATTGACCACATTATTACAAAGGAAGTCATAGATGACGTCCTCAGATTCGATGGAGATAAGATGGTATTTCCACGATACTTTGGGATACTGGATGAAAAAGGAAACATTGTCAGTGATGCTGAATCCATGATTGAATTTGGGTTGCATCCAAGAAGACTAAGGACTCGCAGGGGAATTATGTGTGCAGGATTCCATGGAAATACCTATGCCATAAGGAAGACCATTTTTGAAAAGATGGGAGGGTATGATCCCCGTTATTGTCAGTCCATGTTTCATGTTGGTGGAAGATTTCAGTCTGAGGAAAGCAAGTTTAATAGCAAGTATAGACAACTTATTATCAGGGGAGAAGTTGAAGGAGATGTTGTTGGTTCAAAGCTTTACTGTTATCCAGTGAGTAAGTTTAGGGTTGACAGAGATAATAATCCATTTGGCCTATTCCATAATTTAAGTTTGGAGCAGGTTCCGCAACCAATGATGAAGTGAGATGGAAACTTACGAACATAAAAATTATGAATGGTATACGGCAGTTCAAAAAAAACTTACTGCAAAGAAAACTGATCATGGCAACAGTTCTTTGTCATGGATTGATGAGGAGGGTTTGGTGGTGGTAAATAAATTGATACATTCTCATGTTAACGACATCAAAGTCGTTGTATGTCATGGATGCAGGAGCGGGGTTGAGGTGGATGTTCTTCAGAGATTAAATCCAGACGCAAGAGTATTCGGAACTGATCTGTATGGTGAAGCCTATAAGTACAACAGAACATATTTTAGGGAGATGGACTTCGATGATGTTCCACCAGAATGGGTAGGATACTTCGATGTCATTTATTCTAATTCCATAGACCATAGTAGGAATCCCATAAATACCCTGATGGCATGGAAATCTGAATTGAAAAATAATGGAATTTGCTTTGTAAATTTTCATTGGGGAAGAGGAGTAAGCAGGGAAGATTGCTTTCACCTTGATCCGGCAAGATATGAGGAAGAAATCAAGGAAATAGCCGAAAAGATTGGGATGAAGGTTCTCTATATTTCAACCCCATATTCATTTGCTGATGGGGCCAGTTGTGCGGATGTAATTCTGGAGAAGGCATGAAAGCACTTGTTACGGGTGGATGCGGATTTATCGGTTCTTACTTGTGCGAATATCTAATTAATAAAGGATATTCGGTTAAAGTGATTGATGACCTTTCAACGGGACGTTATGAGAATATTGCACATTTGGAAGATAATGAAAGGTTTGAACTCATTATTGACACCATATTAAATAAATCTTTGGTTGAAAAGTTAGTCAGGGAAGTTGATGTTATTTTCCACTTGGCTTCGGCGGTAGGAGTAAGACTTATCATCGAAAAACCCGTTAAAACAATAGAGACGATTATCGAGGGAACAAATATTATTTTATCCCAAGCAAGAAAATATCGAAAAAATGTTCTCATTACTTCATCTTCGGAAGTTTACGGTAAGGGTAGTAAAATTCCATTTTCAGAACAAGATGATACCTTATTAGGCTATACAGGCACACGGCGATGGGCTTATGGAGCGGCTAAAGGAATAAATGAATTCCTTGCCTTTGCACATTGGCACGAGACAAAGTTGCCTGTCATCTGTGTTCGCTTATTTAATACCGTAGGCCCTCGACAGACAGGTCAGTATGGAATGGTTATTCCAACTTTCATTGAACAGGCATTGCAAGGAAAGGATATTACGGTATATGGACATGGTTGTCAAACTCGTTCATTCTGTGATGTTAGGGATGTAGTTCCTGCTTTATTTGATTTGATGAATTGTGAGGATGCTGTTGGCAGGGTAGTCAATATAGGGAGTGATGAAGAGGTTTCGATCAATCATCTTGCAGAGAGAATAAAGGAACTTACTGGATCAACATCTCAAATAATCTATATTCCCTACGAAAAGGCTTATATGGAAGGATTTGAGGATATGGTGAGAAGGGTTCCTAATATAAATTTGGCTAAAAAACTCATAGGATTCAAGCCTCAATATAGTCTTGATGAAACTTTAAAATTCATTTTAGATAGATATTAATGGAAAAGATAACTGTTATCTCCCATTTTTATAACGAAGAACTTCTTGCTCCATTGTTCTTTAATCATTACAGATATTGTGATGAAGTACGCATTCTGCTTGATACGGATACCAATGATAGGACAAGGGAGATAGCGTCAGGGTATCCCAATGTCATCATTCAGGACGTTCATTGTCCTGATAATATGGACAATATTCAGATGCTTGCCAACATCAATCAGTCTATCTCTGAAGTTAAAGATGGTTGGATATATATGGTAGATGCGGATGAGTTCATCTTTCCAGAATACCATGAAGACCCGCAGACCTTCTTGGCAAGGCAGACTGCCGAGGTGGTGAATTGTCTTTATTTTCATGTTTACCGCCATGTTACGGAGAAGGATATTGATTATATGCAAGACCCTATTCCGCAAAGAGTCCATGCTTATGGTTGGGGAGAAAACTTCAGGGATTACTTTGTGAAGCCCAGTGTGTTTAGGGCTTCCACTAAGATTGTCTTAACCATTGGGAACCATGGTTATGTGGGAATACATTCAGTATCCAGCGAGAGATACATAGGCGCTCATTGGAAGCAGGCTGATTATGAAATTTGTATCCGTAGAAGATTATCTAACAAAATAAGACATAGTCAGCATGACCATAAGAAAGGATGGGGAAATCACGATTTTAATATCACGGAAGAGAGGTTAAGGGCACAGTTGGAGAAGAACTCCAATCTTCCGGAGTTGAAGTATTTTACGGAGAGAAGATAATGCTAAGATCAGAAGTAAGGAAAAATGCAGAGTCATTTATGTTGCGTTATAAGGATTTTTTCGATGGGAAAAGAGTAATAGATTTTGGTGCTGGTCGTTTCAGGCAATACAAAGATTTTTTCAATTATGCCGAATATATTCCGTTAGACAAAGCCCTTAATGGTGTAGACATCTGTAAAAAGATGGATGTAGTCGGAGATTGCGGAATCTGTATCGCAGTTCTTGAACATTGTATAGACCCAGTTTCGGCACTCAAGAACATTAAGGAATGTATCGGGAATGGCTATTTCTTGCTTTCTGTTTCGGTAAAATATGTGCCTCATATGCTTCCAGATGACTATTATAGATTTACCCCAGAGTTCTGGAGAGTGGTAGAAAGTTGTGGATTTAAAGTAATTGATAAGGCTGAAGTAACAGGAAAGGGTTTAGACGGTAGTGAAAGTTCGATGCTGACAATGTTTTGCAAGGGGAAATAATGAAAATTCTATTAGTTGGTTTAGGAAGATGGGGAAAGAATCACCTACAGGTATTGAAAACTCTGGTAGATGAGGTCTACGTGGCCGAATCAGACATGGACCGATTAATGAGTTGTGAAGGAATTCCTCCCTATCATTTATTTACAGATTACTTTGAAGCCTTGGAAGATGTAGATTGTGTTGACGTAGTAACTCCTGCTGACAGTCATTTTGAGATTGTAATGGAGAGTCTATCGGCTGGCAAGGATGTGTTTGTTGAGAAACCTATCGCTATGACTACGGCTGAGGCCAGAGAGATGATGCGATGTCAAGATGGACATATACTCCAAGTGGGACATATCTACCGCTATCATCCAATAGTGATAGAAATAAAAAAAATTCTTAATGAGGGACAACTTGGGAAAATTCAATATGCGTCTGCCCATTTTCTTGATTGTAAGCCACCGAGGAAAGATGTAGGTGTGATACAGACAGATGCAATTCATTTCTTTGATATGTTTAACTACCTATTTTATGAGACTCCAGATTCAGTGACATCGGTTGTAGGGAACCATATTGCGGGTTCCACGTTTGACAATGTTTCTATGTCGATTCTCCATTATTCAGACAAGGCAGTTCATATCGAGGCAAGCTGTATGGCACACGAGAGACAACGGGATTTCTGTATTGTGGGAGATAAGGGGTCTATTTACCGAAACCTTCTTCTTCCCGTATATTCCCCTTCACCTCTGGAAACTGAACTCAGGGCTTTCATTGATTCAGTAAAGAATAGAACCACACCTCTTGCCGACTGGAAAGCAGGCTACAATGCATTGAAAATCGTTGAGGCGTGTTATGAGTCCTCAATCACAGGAAGGAGAATAGCGATTCAATGGTAATCCCTCTTTCAAAACCATATGTGGATCAGGAAATCAAAGACAGTATTCTGAAAGTCATTGATTCAGGGCATTATGTCCTTGGAAACGAATGTAAGGCGTTTGAGAAGGAATTTGCCCAGTTTATTGGTGTAAAACATGCGATTCTCACTTCTTCTGGGACATCTGCCATTTTTTTATGTTTGAAGGCGCTTGGAGTTGGCCCTGGCGATGGAATTCTTGTGCCTTCCCTTACGGCCTTCCCCACAATTGAACCTATCTTCCATGTGGGAGCCAAACCTATTTTTGTCGATATTGATGAGACATTTACGATGGATTCTCAATACATAGAAGTTATTTTAGAGAATAGTCGTTCATGGTCGGGAAAGATAAAAGGAATTTTGCCTGTTCACCTCTATGGGCATCCGGCAGATATGGGATCAATACTTCATTTGGCAAGGCAATATGGACTTTTTGTTCTGGAGGATTGCTGCCAGGCCCATGGAGCAAGGTATAAAGGAAAACGGGTAGGATCAATGGGAATTGCTGGTTGTTTCTCATTTTATCCTTCAAAGAACTTAACGGTTCTTGGAGACGGGGGAATGATTGTTACGTTGGATGATAGGATAGCTGAGATTTGCCGAATGCTAAGAGATCATGGGCGAAGAGAAAAGTACGAACATGAATTGATCGGGTACAATTTGAGATTTAATGAGATCCAAGCGGCGATAGGTTGTCTTCAGCTTCGCAAGTTGGATGAATTTAATGAAATGAGGAGGGATATTGCTCGATGGTACAATGATGGGTTGAGGGGAACCCCTATAATCACGCCCAAGGTAAAGGGTTGGGCTGAATCTGTTTACCATCTCTATGTGATTCAGACCCCTGACAGGGATAAACTTACTACTTTTTTAAGAGAGAAGGAGATTCAAACAGGAATCCATTATCCTATTCCTTGTCATCAGCAGCCACCCGTTCGGAATGTTCTTGGCCCACAGCGGAAATTAGTGAAGACCGAAGAAACAGTTAACAAAATTCTTTCTCTCCCAATGTATCCAGGGCTTAGGAGAGAAGATGTGGATTATATTTGTGATAATATTAAGGAGTTTTTTAGAGACCCAATATCGGAGCGATGAAATGGCAAAAATTGATTTGAGTATTATAATTCCCAGCAGGCAGGAGATGTTCCTGAAAAGAACCGTAGAGGACATTCTCAAGAATATGAGGGGAAATTCGGAAGTTATAGTCGGCTTAGATGGCGATTGGGCTGACCCTCCATTGGACGATCATCCCAAAGTCCATATCATTCATCATAGTAAGTCTATTGGACAAAGGGCAATTTGTAATGAGATGGCCAGGTTATCGAGGGCAAAATATTTAATGAAGTGTGATGCACATTGTTCTTTTGATGAAGGTTTTGACATAAAGCTGATACAGGACATGCAACCAGATTGGTGTTTAGTGCCCGTGATGAGAAACCTTTGGGTGTTCTCATGGATTTGTCCAGATGGACATACGAGATATCAAGGACCTTCTGGGGTCTGCAAAGAATGTGGGAAGCCTACGACGATGGAAATTAAGTGGGTTGCAAAGACAAACCCACAAAGTACCTTCTATGTGTTCGACCCGGAACCTCATTTCCAGTACGGAAATGCCATCAAAAGCAGGCCCGAGTATAAGAAAGCGATCGTGGAAACAGGCCTAACAGAAACGATGTCTCTACAAGGTTCGTGCTTCATGATAGAAAGGGATAGATACCTCGAACTGAATTTGAATGATGAGGCTTTCGGGAGTTGGGGTAGCCAAGGCTTGGAGACTGCAATTAAAGTTTGGACAAGTGGGGGAAGAGTACTATGTAGTCACAAAACTTGGTATGGTCATTGCTTTAGAACTCAAGGTGGCGATTTTGGTTTCCCTTATGAAATATCCGGGAGACAGGTAGAGCGTGCTAAAAAACGGGCAAGGCGGATTTTCTTTGAGGAAAAGTGGGGGCCTCGGCAGGTACATCCTGTGTCATGGTTGGTGGAAAGATTTTGGCCTACTCCCTTTTGGAAGGAAGAAGACTTAAGGGTTCTCAAGGAGAAGGAGGCGAAGTTTTTCTCTACGCCTTTTATCATAGACTCTTCTTTCAATAAGGTGAGTATGATCGTAGTCCCTCTTGCAAATTATGCAAGTCCGCATGAGGCGGCCGGTGGTGTTGATACGCTTATGTGTAGGCAAGAGATGCCCTCTGATACAGTGGGTCTTTCTTCTATTGATGGCGGCTCCGACAGTGGAACGAAACATATTGTCGGAATCACTGACCAGGGTAACATGAAAGGGGTTGCAACACGAAGTATTGTTACAAACAGTATGGTCAAGGACGGGAATGCTCTTGCACCTGCCCTTGGGGAGAGAACCAATGAGCCAAGCATACGTGAATCGGTGAGAGAGGATATGTTCATTAAACCAGAAACGTCCGTATCCTTGCTTGTCCCTAAAGTTCTTCCAAATCCAACACCCAGTATGTTCTTCGACTCTGACCTTAGAAAAAAAGCGATCAATAACTCTTGTGGAAAGGGTAGGAATAATGAGATAATCAATATCAGCCATGATTCATCCTCCAGTGATGGATTAGGGTTAGGAATGGAACGGTGCGATGAACATCGTTCCATTCTGAACACTATAACACAAGACAAAAAAATACGCAAGTGCGTGATATATTATTCTGATTGCCGCCTTGATCCAACGATCATGCAGGCAGTCCAAAAAAAACTACTTAAATCCCTCAATGGCAACGAACTAATCTCTATAACCCTCAAACCAATAGACTTCGGTAGAAATATTGTCCTTCCTCTTCAACGTAGCCACTTGAGTATGGCACGCCAACAACTTGCAGGGTTGGAAGCAACCACAGCAGACGTAATATTTTTTGCGGAACATGATTGCCTATATCCAAAAGAGCATTTTTACTTTACACCTCCAAGGAAAGATATCTTCTGGTATGACCTGAACTGGTGGAAAGTAAGAACGAGTGACGGTCAAGCTCTCCATTTTAAGGCCAAACAGGTATCAGGATTATGTGCCTATAGGGATATTCTGATTGACTACTACCGTAAAAGGGTCGCAATGATAGAGATTGGGGAGATTGGTGGCAGGAGGCACTTTGAACCTGGGGGTCATCATCGCGATGCTTACAATAAACTCACCAATTTAGGTTTTGATACTTGGTTTTCGGAGATTCCCTATGTGGATATTAGACATGATACAACCGTAACCAGAAACATTTTTGACCCATCAGGATACAGGGGTCAAGTAACGGACTGGACTATGGCTGACGAAATTCCTGGGTGGGGTAGAACTAAAGGACGTTTCAACGACTTCTTAAGGGAGATTACTGCATGACATATGAATGTGAATGGTGTGATGGAGAACTAAGGGAGATCATTAATAGCAAAAAGGCTATCTGTTCTCAATGTATGGCCGAACACTATTGGAATGACTCTGTATATAAACCTGTTTGGAAAAACCATCATACAATATGTCAGATACTCCGAGAAATCCATTCATTAACAGAGAATGAAGAAATTCGATCAAGATGCAAGTTGGCCATAACAATGTCCAAAAAGATGCACGAAAAATTAAAACAATATAAATCTAAGGAAATTTCAGAATGATAGATGGAATCCCTGAACCTGTTAGTAGAAGAGAAATGAGAACTACGAAATTCGTAGGGAACAGCACTATTTGCCAGACATTAAGGGATATATACGCTATAACAAAAAGAAAGAGAATTAAGACGAAGTGTAGGATTGCAATGGCTATGGCGAAGGCTATGGATAATAAGTTGCAAGAATATAAAATGATAATGGATTTGACTAATGGAATTAGAAGAAGCAATGAGTAAAAGGAAATCTGTGAGAAGTTTTAGCGATGAACCATTATCCAAAGAGGATATTAATCAGCTTCTCTGGGCAGGTTTGAAGTGTCCGTCGGCAGGAGGAATCCATCCACTTATGATTCTTGTGATTAACGATAAGGAAACAAAGGAAAAGCTATGTATTGCGGCTCTTAATCAGGAAGCTATTAGGAGAGCTCCCGTAGTTCTTGTGGTAGCTGCCGATTTCGCAAGGATGGTTAATCGCTATCACAAGAGGGGATACCGCTATTGCTATATGGAAGCAGGACATATAGGACAAAACATATCCTTAATGGCTGTATCACTTGGATTGGGATGTGTAATGATTGGAGCTTTCAGGGATGCGGAAGTGAAAACAGTATTAGGTATTGAGGAAGATCCAATATACATTATTCCGGTTGGGAGGATGAAAAATGCCTTATCAACGTCGGTCTCCCGTTCCTGAATCCGAGATGGATAGGACAATATATGATGGACATCATTCTGTATGCCAGATGTTAAGGGATATTTACCATCTGACGGATAACCCTGATGCAAAACTGAAGTGCCGTATTGCGATGGCAATGACAAAAGCCATGAATGATAAATTAAAATGGTATAGCCAACAAAAACAGGAGAAAATGACATGACTACCGTAGCTGATGTAATAAGTCTGACAAGGGAATCCGTGCTTGATGACAGCGATTCGCAGAAGTATCTCTGGAGCAATACCGAATTAATATACCTTCTTAATCGGTGCTACAATGAACTGATTAAGTCGGCATTGCCTATCACTGACCAATCTACTGCTGCCATCACTCAGATTAAACTCCTCAGTAATGTCGGGATATATGCCCTTGATTCAAGGGTGATTCAGGTGACTAATGCAAGGTTGAATAGTGATACTGCAAATTTGGTTAAAACTATAGAGGCTAGGTTAAATCAGACAGTATCAGATTGGAGGAATGAGACTGGGACTCCACGAGAGTATTGTCCTGGTGCATACTCTGGTTATTTATCCGTCTATCCAAAATTTGATGACACATGGGAATATGTAGGAGACTCTGATATATCCTTTGTGGCATTAACCAAAACGATCTCTCAGACGGGAGGTGATTTCTCTGGATTGGTAGCGGGAGATGAAGTCTATGTATCGGATACGGTGGCGGCAAATAATGGTTACCGAACCGTGGTTACAGTCGGCACTGATTCCTTTACGGTGAGCGAAACCATCGTTGATGGGACAATCACAAGTGCAACCATCCGCAAGGTTCGTGATACCCTGCTAATGACCGTTAGTCGTCTTCCGACTGCAAGATTTACAGTCACGGATATTACCGGTGAGACGGTAATAACCGACATCAGAGATGACCATATAGACGGACTTGCGGATGGTATAGCAAAGAGAGCTTTTTTGAAACCTGATACCTACACCTATTACCCACAGAAAGCTGAGTATCACCGTGGACTATTCGAGGAGTTTAAGAAGGAAGTGAGACGGGATATGATCCTACTTAATAAGCCGGATAGATCACGTGTGCCGAGGTCAGGCACGAGCATTTATTACTAATTAAGGAGTTTAATAGATGACTGAAGATATTAAAATTGTTCAAGATTTAAAAATGATGTTTATCTATTGGTTCAGACAACGAGATAAGAAAAGGATATAGAATAAACAATGCCTCCTATTTTAGATCAAACTGGCTCAACCTTCAACCGTGGTGACCTTACTGCCACTAATGCCTTCTTCTGGTCATCTCTTGACCTATCCCCTTATGCTGGTACAGACTTAGGCTCCACACCTTATTACATTGAAGTTTTAGACGGTGCTGGCAAGAAAGCCACTGGATACCTTGGAGCAGTTGGAGCAGGGGAGACATTGGGGAGTGAACAGATTGTAAATGGAAATATGGAACTTGATAGTGATTGGGCTGATTATGGAACTCCATCAGTAAATGTCCGCAGCAACGAGCAGGCTCATGGGGGAACATATTCTCGCAAATTTGTGACGGATTCCACCGATTGGGAAGGAATACGCCAGGATGGAATAATAACTGTTACTGGTCAATTATTTAAGTGGTCGGTATGGGGATATTGCTCTGCAAGTTCCCTTAGAATCGCAAGAACAATGGGGGGTGGTGGTAGTTATAGTACAATTACTGAAACAATGGTTGTTAATACGTGGACTCAGACTTCTCTTCGTTATTACACAGAAATTTTAGGTGGGAATAATGCGGGCATTATATTATTTTCTACGGTAAGTGGGATCACTGATTATATTGATGATGTTACTTCAAGGCGTGTCACCGATTGCCCAGTGACCGCAGTCCATATCGTCTCCTCTCTCAATGGCACAACAAGGAATTGGACAAGCATAGATAGTGGATTTAATCCAAATACGATAACGAGTTGGGGAATATATGACTCCTCTACGTTATTGTCTCCCTCGGCATCTCCCTCGGCATCTCCCTCGGTCAGTCCAAGTGCTTCCGTAAGTCCGAGTGTTTCACCAAGTGCCTCTCCATCGGTAAGTCCCAGTATTAGTCCAAGTTTATCCCCATCGGCTTCTGTATCGCCTTCGGCATCTCCTTCGGCATCTCCCTCGGCATCACCTTCTCTGAGTCCTTCAGCGAGTCCAAGTGTATCTCCCAGTCCAAGTCCAGGTTCTCCAGGCAGTAAAGGGGATTTTACCAATGGAAACGCCTTTTTCTGGGCATTAATGGATCTTTCTCCTTATGCTGGGACGGATGTAGGATATACCCCCTACCGTATTGTAGTGACAGATAGTGGTGCAAAGACTGCCACTGGCTACCTTGGAGCAGTTGGAGCAGGGGAGACATTGGGGAGTGAACAGATTGTAAATGGAAATATGGAACTTGATAGTGATTGGGCTGATTATGGAACTCCATCAGTAAATGTCCGCAGCAACGAGCAGG